CAACTATCAAGAGAACACGCTTCCTAGGGCTTCTACGGCCTTTTTGGAACAAATCATGAACCCACGAAAATTCGTATGTATACAAACGATATCGCCTTGTCCCAAGCTGACTAGGGCTTGCCTGCCTTTCGATACTCACTTGACATGCCTTATTTCCGCCATAATTAGAGCTATACTGAAATCATCCTCTTCGGAGGCGTCTCACCTATGGGCAAGGCTGGACCTTGGTTGTAGGGACATTAGACGGTTCTTTGACAACTGAATAAGACCGAATAGAAGCCCTAGGAAAGCCTTCGGCTTCATTCGGCATGATTTCCCCTAGGGATTAGTTAAACCGCTTGTAGAGCCTTCCTTATGTCAAGAAAGGGCAAGCGAAATGAAACTAACCAATGAACAAGCCTTTCAGCTTAGACAAGCCATGACGAATTACGGCCTTTGGACAAGGTACGAAGATAAAGTAGTTATGGCTGATACTAAAGCCGAGCGTGACGCTCTGAAGATGCAAGCACAAGATTTCAGGGACGCAATGAATAGAAGGCTTTCAGAAGCTTTCGATACTAACTTTTCTGAACTTTGCTTTGCATCAGCCGAATATGAAAGGGCAAAGAAATGAGCCCGATAGAGTTTATAGATGCAACATGCATAGTCGGATTAGGTTTAATCCTTATGTGCATACCGTTTATCTTCGATTGAACTAGAAACAACGGCTTTATAAGCGGTTTTATTAATCCCTAGGATTTCCCCACATGGTTTAGTTAAGCCTTTGGCTAGTCTTTCCATAGCAAAAGGAAGGAAAAAGCAATGCGCGAAACTTTAGAAATCGGTCCAACGCCATGCAACGAAGATTGCGCACAAGTCGGAAGCGACAATTACGCAAGCTTTTCTAAGTTGGAATGCCAAGTCTATATTAGGCAATTGCAGCAACAATCCCCGCGATTGCTTACAGAAGATGGAATAGACCTAATTACTAAGTCTTTCCCTCATGACTTTGGCGCATATAGACAAGTCTGCATTGTGTTCGACTTTGATGACGAAAATGCCGCTAATCTAGCCTATGAAACCAAAGGCAATTTGCCGGAAGATTGGACAGAAGAAAGCAAGGCAAAACTTGCCGAACTAAAAGCCCTAGTCTCTAACATGTAATCAATCGGACTAAAGGCAAGTCAAAGGCTTTATTAAACCATGTGGAAAGACTAGAAGTTAGTCAAGCCGCTTGCTTTTCCTTCAACAAACGAATGGAAAAGAAGATGCAAAACGTAAAGCGGAAAGAACTATTTAGCCTAATGTGGCTTGCGGATTGTGGAATTGGCAGGGTTAACCCTGATATTCTGACAGAATACGCCATGACTTGTGTTGAAAGGGACATGCAAATGTCTTTAGTCAACTATAACACGTATGGCGCAACGCAAGCTTACTTCAATGAAATGTCCAATCTATTAGACCGGAGGCATTAGACATGAATAGAACAATGCAAGCCAAACAAAACAAGCGTGTTCGCCAGAATGCAGCTTTGCCAAAGAAGCAAAAAGACTTTGGCACGGCAAGGTGTTGGAAGTGTAACAAACCGGGATTGACAGTTATGTACCGGTTCCAACTAGGTAAAGCTAGGATGATGACTAAGAAGCCTTTTCATCCTTCATGCTTTGCCAAATACATATCGGAAAGATGCTAAGAAACTAAGGATTAGCAGGCGGCTTTATTAACTTCTAGTTTGATCTTCCAATTAGCCAAGAGGTATGGAAATGGCTTACTTCACTTTGCTTTGCCGCGACAATAAAGAGGCGGCATGGGAAATTGCTTTTGGTGACTTCGATAAAGACACGGTTCAATCTGAACTAGACGACTATCGAGATCATGACTATCAAAAGCAAAATCTAAGGATTGTACAGACTAGAACGTCCAGACAGTCTGAAATAGATAACATCATTCGCAAGCTAAACCATGGGAGAAAGTAATGTATATCGTAGGTTTTGGTGCTTACGGAATGAATTTCCATAGTGGCAATATCGAAAGCTATGAAGAGGCAAGAGCAGTGGCTAGGGCATTGGCAGTTAAATTTGGGACTGCCTACCTTACCGATAAATTCGGACGGTTTTCTGACACGTTCGACTTTGAAAACGGTAAGGTAACGGAGCGGGAAAAGGAATGAGCGAAGAAATCAGGAAAGCAATACAAGCAATCGTTCGTGAGATTGCATCGAAGGCGGCAAAAGATGCTGCAAAAGCCGCTTTGAGTGGTGAGATATAAACAAGAGCCCTAGGGATTTATTTTCCTAGGGCTTTTTTATTGTCCTGTGATGTTATGTTATAACTCCCTTCATACGCGCGTGCCTATTCTCCGCGCGGAAAGGCGAGAACAAATCGAGAACAAAATGCCTTATTTCTGCCACAATTCTGCCTTATTTTGGTCACAATCCTATGGGAATATGGGGTTCAATTGGAAATCAGGCTAGGTCCTACGGGATACGGGCCGTAAGCATCGGGCTCAAGCTTAGGTGCATTCTTTTTGGCAAGTCTCTTGATCTTGCCTGTGATCGGTCAGCCGATTTCCCCACATGGTCTAGGGTCCACCCCATACAGGCTTAGGGAAGTCCAGCCTTCCAAAGCTGACTAAGGTAGCAGGAAACTCAAGTAAGAGGCGAGTTAGGTGAGCGGGCTAGAGCACGTGAGAGACCTAACGGCAATCGGTCCCCGGTTGTATGTGGCTACTCCCTTCCTAAGCACATGTAACGTAAGATCGGGCAACGAAGGGTAGCAAATCAGCAACAAAACTTTGGATAGCGACATGAAGCGCGAAGCGGAAAGCTTACGGGTTAGTAAGCCTAGCGTCATGTGAAGCATTCATAATTCAGGCTTAACAGCCGCAAGCCAAAAGCAGTAATGCAAGTAGGCGTTCCGTTGCTTTCGGTTATTTGATATCGAAGGATATCCCGCGAAAGTAAAAGACAGATTGATCCCTCGCATTAGTAATTCAAAACTAGTAGGGGAAAGGTTTGGTAACTGCCAATAGGAATTAGCAACGGTTGAATGTGGAAAAAGCAAGGTCCAATGGATTAGATGGCAGTATCTCAAAACTGTTTATCATCTAATCGTAACAAAAGGCTGGAAACAATAACCCTTAGAAAAGGTTAAACGCTGCAAAGCAAACATAATTACCATGGCACATATGGGGAAAACGTATCTGCCATGTTAGGAATGTTTGATGGTCAAACGTTCTACTGTCCAGATGGACGGTTAACCAATGACGGAGAACGAAAATGGAAGCGATTGTGAATAAGGTCAACGGCAAGACCGAGACCAATGCCAAGTCGGAAAGCAAGCCGCGTAAGCCTGTTACGGTCCAGACGAAAGGGCCGCAGGCTGTGAAGGAAGTCAAGGCCGTGGCTTACAGCTACAGCGAACTGGACTTTAAGGCTGCCGATAAGGCGATTAAGGCCATCGGTTCGCGTGGTGCAAGCCTTCGCAAGCTTGCCCATGAGACGGCCGTCGGGATCATGATGCATTACGTCAAGCACGGTGACAACACGAAGTTGAACGAACTGCGGACAGCAATTCGTGAGAGCATTTCCGTCAATATGGGAAACGCTTTCGTTGATTGGGTCAAGCGGTTTTCGAACAACGATTTCCAGAACGGCAAGTTCATCAAGACGGAACGCGGTAAGGACAATCCTGCCAAGTTCTGCGGCATGTCGGCTGACAATTTTGACGTCAAGTCTCTTGTCATTGGCCGTGAAGTCAACGGCGTCAAGTTTGTCGAGTTCTGGAATTTGGAACGTGAAGCCACGGCGTTCATTCCTGTTGACTTCGCCGACCGGTTGGAAGCCCTGTTGAAGCTCGGCGAGCGCCTGCTTACCGAAAAGACCAAGGGCAAGGAAGTCAAGAAGCCCGACGGCACGACCGAGACTGTCAAGATTGCGCATGAGCATATCAGCAAGAAGATGCTTGCCGACTTGACGGCGTTCGCGACCGAGCATGGTGTTACCGTCGAAACGACTACGGCGCAGTAAGTCCGTCGCACGACTAAGCGCGTAGTCTAGCGTGGTCTTTCCCCATAGGCCACGCGTGAAGCCCTAGGCATTGCCAACCTCCCCCCGGCGTGTCTAGGGCTTTTTATTTCTCGCAACGAAGTTGCGTCGATGCGCTCGCGCGAGAATGGGGTCTCATGTCAAATGTATTGTAAGCTCGTTCCTATCACACGACGGGCTTATCATGCGTTTGTTCCAATCATGGTGGCTGAAATGCGCGAGCTTCTAGCTGTAATAATGTGCATGGCAATGCCTAGTGTTGCCCTTGCCGGTAAGTACGACACGACTTGGAACCCTCCGGCGCGGTTTGATCATGCTTTCGGCGGCAAGCTTATCCTGTATCGTTTGCCTCAAAAAGAGGTTGTTCGTGTCTGTCAGAATATGCCGGGTGCTGGAATGTTGCAGCATGGTTGTTCTGAATTGAAGGGTGACACCTGTACGGTTATCACCATTAACAAGACGTTCATGGGCGCTACTCCTGCGGCGGTCCTTCGTCATGAAATAGGCCATTGCAACGGTTGGCCGTCTAATCATCCTGATTAATGGGGAAATCATGCGCTACAAAATTGAAGTCGCTCATAAGCCCCTCCCTCACATGGCGTCGATGGGTTTTGAGCGTGAAGTGTCACACGTCGTGACGATTGAAGTCGCGCGTAATAGCAAGGGCCAAGAGTACCTTGCTAAGACTGTCGAACGCATTTGGGTTCACGGAACTGATGACGTAAAACCGAGAGATATTCTTGAGGTAATCGTCACGGCGTATCGGGAGAAGTTGTGATGTTATATATCATCTTGTACTTTCTCGGCGTTCCAATCTCAACTCTTATCTTGCTGGCAATCCTCGCGAGTGTAAATCGTGGTTGTCGGCGGTACTGATGTTTCTATACGGAACAAACCAGCGTGACACATGTGTTAGTCTCTTGTCCTGTCCACGCAAGGTTTACCTATTGGCCGGCTTCAATAGGGTTTAGTTTTAGGTGTCTTGTGGCAGCCTGCCGGATCAAAAACGGCGAATGAGTATCATCCACAAGCATAGTTAGTAGCGGTGACTATGTGGCGAAAGCATCACCGGCACGTATGTAGACTAACGTCCTAAGCAAGACGTTAAACTGCTTAGCATTTAGTTTCCCGTCATCACATGGACTCCCCTCCAACTTCGTTGGGGAACGGCGCGTGCGCCTATGGGTCGTAGCGATTGCGAGCGGCGGGCTTTTTATCTAAACAAATGAAGGAGTGCGAAATGGCACGGTATCGTGTGGCACACTACCCACGTCGTAACACATGGTTGGCCTATAAGGAAGATGGTTCTTTCTATTGGCAAGAGGGTATCAAGGGATCACACTTGTTCCCAAACTATAAGTCGGCGCGTGATGCCTTGGATACTTTGCCCGATGAAAAGCTTATGTACGGCGAGTCTTATAAACTGCGCTGCACATTCATGAAGTTCTACGACTCGAACGAGCACTTCAAACAAGAACAAGAATACTTATACAACAAGCGTCTGCTGCGTTCGTTCGGCTATTGAAAGGAGAAGACCATGAAAATCAAAGGCTCATCCTCAATCGATGCAATCTCCTATAATAAAAAGACTTCTGAGTTAACTGTCCAGATGAAGGACAATTCTGTCGTTGTGTATCTCGGCGTCCCGGAGCATGTATACCATGACTTTATCGACGCGCCATCGGCGGGTATCTATTACAATACTACCGTAAGGGGACAGTATAAGTTCCGATACGCATAATCTTTTTCGCTTGGAAGTTGGGGCGGTCTTCCTTTAGCATGGAGTTGCTCGGGGCATCTTCATGGTCATGTAATGCCTGCTTCTTAGAAGGGGCGTGTAGAGGGAATACCACAATGCCTATCGTCATGTTCGATAACGACATGATCTATGTTATCTTTCCGAATACATTCGTCGCAGATACACATGAAGGATGGTTCGACCGTTCTATGTGGCGGCGGGTTTACGTCGAGAGTGACATGAAAGTCTCAGTATCAGACAGGGGCAATGCTTATCGTGCCCCCTTCAGTAAGGTTGGGGTACCTGACTTCATAGTGAAGGATTTGTGATGAGGTCCCTCATATACCTTATCGCTCTCGTCTTGTATTTGCTAGTGGCCGTGGCCTTCGGCAAGTACTTAAAGCATAGGCGTTAACTCGCCTAGCCCACGTCGTCTAAGTGCAGGACGCATACGCGGAGTCGGTGTAATGCTAGGCCGGTCAACCTAGCCGTGGGTACCTAATTCAGATGGGCGTTAACTCGCCCGCGTGTGGTGGAGACCGGCCGTAAGCCGTAAGTCAATGAGGCCACACGCACCAATTCTCTGGGAGGCTACGATGGAACGTGCGACTGTCGTTGAATACAAGCGTATCCCGATGTGCCATGATTGTGCACTCTTCTGGCGTGGTGCCAATATGTGTCATGCGTTTGAATTACTTGACGAACGGTTCAATCCGTCTGATGCCGTAGCCAATCGTCTCGACGAAGAGCTGTGTGGTCTCGGCGGCAGATATTATATCCCGCGTCCACCGAAGGCTTCGTTCCTATCACGAATTTTGGCGTGGGCTTTTGGAGGCTAGTTATGTGGGACATCAAAGTTGGTGACAAAGTAACGCCCGTTCGGAGTTGGACTAAAAGGAGCGAAAGATACGAACACGAAATCTTCCCTTCTTTAGGCACAGTGTACACTGTTCGTTCCGTGTTCGTCGTTAACGGACTTCCAAGTATTCATTTGGTTGAAATTGTGAACAAACCAGATGTTTACTCGGTCGATGGTTGCAATCAAGTGTCTGAAGTGTGCTTTATCTTGAAGTACTTCCGCAAGGTCATTTCGAACAAAGGAATGGATGAGTTGACCAAATTTCTCTCCAATCCTCAGTCCAAAGTGACCAACAACGGCTTCGGCAAGAAAGTCAAGAGGAAAATTAGGGCCTAATACTTCTAAAAGCAACAATAATCCAATGGGAAGGCAACAAAGATGTGGCGAGTGGGTATCGTGTCTTATCGTGAGAGCGGTTGGACTTTTTCATTCTATGACGAATGCGATATCATCCATGAATGGTGTGGTCCGGGGTTTGAGAGGGCAACTTTGGCCAAACAGTATATGAGAGAATTGATCAAAGCCCTTAACGGAGAAAAATAGTGCAGATGATGACTTCATACTCCTATACGATGGAGGCGCGTGGTGGTTTTAGTGGTGGTTCGCGTTCTTTCTCTGCTCCTCGCGTTAGTGTGCCTCGTATTAGCACTCCTAGCGTCCCGCGAGTTTCTGTTCCCTCCGCTCCTAGGGTTTCTGCGCCGCGCGTATCATCGCCTCCGGCTGCCGTTTCCACTCCGAGTGCTCCGCGTGTTTCTACGCCGGCTGCTGGTAGTCGTATTAGCAATTCCCCTGTATCTTCTGCTCCCCGCGTCAGTACGCCGGGTTATACTACGCGCTCGAATTACACTTCGCAGACGCGAAGCGGCCAGTACACGGTAGTCAACAACCACTACTACAGTCCTCGTGGTACTGGTTACGGCTACTACTACCATCCGGGGTATGGCTACTATCCCGATACTTTCTTCTACCATTACTTCTGGTGGTCGATGTTCTGGAATGCCTCTCAGCAGCCACAGCAAGTGATCATCCAGCAGCCTGCGGCTCAGAGTGTTCCCTACCCTTCCACTCAGGGGCCTTACCAACCCCAGCCGCAGGATCAATATCAACAGGTTCAACAGCCGATGCCGCAGGACGATACGAACTTCCTCGGCCTGACCACGGTTGGTGTCCTCATCGGCCTGTGCATTCTCGGCTACTTGGCCTATCGCGGTATGAAAACCGCATGAACAAGTCGAAAACTTCCCGTATTAACGAGTGTCGGCGTAGAATACTCGGGATGTTCAACTCGTATGCCTTACACGTACGAGATTGGGAACCCAAGAAAGAAGGCGACTACGACGACCTCGAAGAGACTATCAATCGAATTCTAGAAGAGTTCGTAACTTAACGGAGAACTCAAATGCGTACTGGCTCTCTTCGCTCGCCGATGAGAACGCTCATTGGTATCGGCTTCGCCGCCTGCGTGGCTTCTGCCACAGCCTTTCTTCTTCTCGCTTCTACCGTGTCTTCTCATGCCTACGATGTCGGAAATGACCTCGGTGGGACTGTCTATGACTACGTAATGAACGCGTCAGGAATGAAGGATACCAATGAGCCCGTACGTTTCAATGGTGTGTGTGCCAGTGCGTGTACTCTGTATATCGAGTTGCCCAAGACGTGTGTCACACCGGAGGCAGAGTTTATCTTCCATAAACCTTTCGGCGGGACGGAAGAACAGATTGCGTACACCGAAAACTATTTGATGACCCATTATCCCAAGTGGGTCCAAGTCTGGATTGATGCCCATGGCGGTCTTCAGGCTAATCCAATCATCATGCCCTATTCAATAATCAAGAAACACATGAGGCGATGCCCAGAATGAACGTCTACGTTCTTACCAAAGGCGACTTGAATGACTACGACGCTCCCGCTCCGGGGGCTGTCTTTTTGACTGAACGGGAAGCGTGGGAACACGTAAGTAAATCCCTTCAGTTCTTGACGTACGAAAACGGTGACGTCTACTATACGACAGAATACTCATATATGTACGAAATGCCTGTCGGAGTGGACATCGACATGAATGACGTTCGTGTTTTCGAAGTACCTACGTGGTATAAAATCTCTAACGAAATCGGGAGGCATTGGCAACCATGATTAAGTTCATCTGTGTGATCTACATGATGTTACCCCAACCGATAGGTGAGCAGATGCAGATCATTAAGCTCGAGAAGCCGTTTCATTCTTTGCAGGAATGCAGAGCGTGGGCTCATGAACAGGAGTATTCGCCGACCATTCGTTCTATCGGCGGTACGCTATTCTTCTGTGAAAAGCAGTGGGAAGTCTGATGTTCAAACTCATCATCATTCTGTGGATGAACGGCGTCGCCATGCAAGACGTCTCTTGGTACCAGACGCTCGAAGACTGCAAATACGGTGGTGATCAGGCCGTCACCCAAAATCGATACTTGACATACGTATGTATACCTGACCACAAACCTAAATACAAATGAGTTCCTCTTCGCTACGCTCATCAGCGTTGCAGTACTTTGACCTACTAAAGGACGTGGCAGAAGACGCCACTCTTGTCAGACATTCCCGCCACGCCGCCTGTGTTGTACATCGTGATAGGATGCTCGCCATAGGCACCGCGAAGTACAAAACCCATCCGATTATGACGCGGTTCGCAACCAATCCAGAACAGGTATATCTCCATGCTGAAGTGGATGCTATTATCCGTACTGTTAATCGGTATGGACCTGACGTTCTTAGGAACTCTGACCTATACGTCTTACGTCTCACTAAAGGTGGGTCAGTCGCCTTAAGCAAACCGTGTGAGGTGTGTCAGCGGGCAATAAACGAGTTCGGGATCAAACAAGTCTACTGGAGTGAGTGATGACAATCTTTTTGGTAGTCTACATGTACTTCATCGTCTTCTGTCTGAGCATGTCTATTTTTGCTCTTGACCAGAGGACAGCAGGAAAGAAGTATCCTTTCGTCCTTCTATGGGCGTTAGGTTGGCCGATTACTTGGCCTCTTATCTGTATCGTGGCGTTAGTCTTAGCGTCGATGAAGGAGTAAACGATGCGTGCAATGGACAGAAGAGGGCCTTTCTTGCCGATAGGCCACGTCAACGAGGAAGAAAAGGAAACCACGATGCAGTGCTTGAAGCATATTCCTGCCCGTGAAGCCCATATGCAGATTGTTCCGGGGCGGATTGTGGACAACGTGTTTGTCTACCCACAGGCTAACGGCAACGTCAACCTGATGATTCCGTCAAGTGACCAGTTCACCAAGAACAGTATCTATGAACTCGGAAAGGCACTTCTCCAACTGTCGGAGTTCATGTAGTGCTTGAAAAGCCATTCGAGAAAACCAAGAATGACTTAGTACAGTACTGTCGCCAGATCGAAGACGAGAACAGACAATTGAAGGTGCAAGTCCGTGTCCTTCAAGAGACTTTAATCGGCCAGAGGGCCACAACCAAGGAGGTAGACTATGAACTCGATGACGAACACATCTAGCCCGAACCGTATCAAGAATGTACGCAAGTACGTCTCCGCCGTCATGGGATCGAACTTTGGCCAGAAGTGTCTCGAAAGAAACAACGCCTTCGCTCTGGCCTTCAAGAAGGCTTTGTCGGCTTGATTAAAGCTTTCTATTGGGGCCTGACCATCATTATAGTGTTGGGCCTCATTTCATCCATCTATATGAATGTCTAGGAGATTTTATGTCTAAGAAATTGTTTGTACTGATAAATATTTCAGACCCAGAATGCGAAGAGGTGTACGACTACTACGAGAGTATGGATGACCTCCACGATAACTTTTATATTCCGGGAAATTCATCCGAACTCAAGGACCACCGTATCCGAGAGTACGATCTAGTAAAAGAACACAAGTTGAAAATCGTTACAGAAACTATAACTGTCGAAAAGCAAGTAAAGAAGATTGCTCTGAAATGAAACTGTCTTTTACCCGCCGACCACAGTATTACGGGAGTACCCATACGTCGCGTGAACTGTCCGTTCAGTTCTTCGAAGACCACAATGGCAAGGACATGTTGAAGGTCCGCGACAACTTCCAGTGCATCTATGTCCCTGTCTCTTTGATCAACAAAGCTTTGGAGGACCAATGGGCTCGCGACTCCGCAGAACGTGCAGAACGTATCGAAGCAGTAAAATCCGAGTCAGCATAGTTTTTCCCCACTATGATGACTTCTTCATCGATTTCATTTTAAAACCAAGGGCGTTAGCTTGAGAGCAGCATGAAATATCCTGTTATTCCTGAGAAGTTCCTGAATGACATGCATCGTTTTAACCTCTCCGGCACGGGAAGCTATTGTTTTTCCATTCTGACTCGTGACGATCTTACAGGTTACCAATTGCACGAACGTCCAAGTCAACCCTGCTTCGGTGAACTACGGAAGTACCGGGACACACATGGTATCGAGTGCACTCAGCCCGATGACCGTCGTCCCACCGACCTTCACCACCCCTTCCCCCATGGAACACCAGTGGCCGTCGGCGTCAAACTACAAAGCAACGTTTTCGGACCTGAAAGTCAGTCTTCTGAGAAGTCAATCCTCCTTCGGTGTATGTTCACGGAGGGTTCCCATTGGGAACGTGGCTTCAAGGACGTCGAATTCACTCTGAACAGCAAGAAGCAGATCGTTGGATTGATCGTCAAGAATACCAAGATCGATCCTACCGTCCTCGTCAATGCCCTTAAAGTGGCTGTCAACACCGGACAGCCCGAGAATATCCTGTTCATCGAGTTGCATGAGGCTGGTTTGAGTGTGGATGATGCTCTCCTTGTGGCACGTCACTTCCCTCATTTCCACAGATATGGAATTGGTGACGTCGGTTCGCGGATATGGAATTTTCCACGTCTCGACTTGAAGCGTTGGAAGTCACGCGATCCTCATGACTTTACGAGAGGTACACTGTACGACCGCTTCGATTACTGCCGCAAGCAGGCAGAAAACATCTACAACGCTGTGGGTGCTGATCCTTTCGTCAACATCGGTACGGCAGTTCGTCAGAGATTCAACTACTACGGTTATCATGCCCACAAAGTACCTCTTCGTGAATTTGTCCAAGCTGCACAGGATGTCTTGAAGTGATCGAAGATCACATGAGCGATAACGGAGTTATCTGAATGAAACTGCTCTACGGTGCCGATCCCGAGCTTTTCGTCTATGAACGTGGCCGGTATAAGTCGGCGCATGACCTGATACCCGGCACGAAAGAATGTCCTCATCCTGCCTCATATGGTGCCATTCAAGTCGATGGTGTCGCGGCGGAATTTAACATCTGGCCTGCGTCGAACTGTGATGAATTTGTCCGGAACATTCTAGAAGTCAAGAACTTCCTATCACGCGAAGTCCAGAAAAGGTTGCCGAATGCCGATTTGGTGGCTGATCCAACAGCAAGGTTCACCCCCGAGTACTTTGACTCTCTACCGTTTGAAACCAAGCTTTTGGGGTGTACCCCTGACTTTGATGCATACACGGGTGCAGAGAACGAACCGCCAGCAACCGACAAACCCATTAGGACTGGTGGGGGACATATTCATATTGGTTGGACACAAGACGTCGATCCTTTTGACCACGAGCATTTCGCCTTGTGCCGCGAGTTGACCAAGCGTTTAGACGATCAACTCTACAATGCGTCTCTAGATTGGGACAGTGACCAAACACGTCGAGAACTTTACGGCAAGATGGGTTCTTTTCGTCCGAAGTCATATGGTCTCGAATACCGACCTCTCTCAAATGCTTGGGTCGCTGACGAACGGTTGATCGAACGTGTCTTCTATTTAACTGACGGTACCACTCGTCGATTTTTCAATCTTTAAGAACTGAAATCGACAGAACTAGGAGATTTTTGATGCGTGAGCATGAATTGAATAACAATTTCTACGACTCGTTTAATCTCAACGAACCTATCGACACCGATTGGGACGACTGGTCGTACGACGACTTCGACTATTGGCATGACCGGGATGACGACTACGGTGGTTCCTATGAAGAAGAGTACGAGGAAGACCTAGACGAAGAAGAGGACTGGTAATGAAGTTTCCGAAAGTCCAACATAAGTTGCCTCCTTCATTTGAAGAAAAGATCGAGTGGGACAATGAACTCGAATGCCTGCTGTCCGCGCCTGTCGTCCCTTTCGGACAATACCGATACGTCAAGGAACAGCAGGGACTGTCCCGATACTCCTGTATACGACATATCAAAGAACAACGTGGAGGCGGTGGTTCTGCCGGGTCTGGTCGTGGATAAAACAACTCACCCGGGTTATGGAGTCTGCTCTTGGCCTTTCAAAGTAGGCACAAAGATTAGGTCTATGTATTGGGATGGATTACATTCTTCGGATTACTATAAAGTTCTTAAATACGAGGGCGATCGAGTATTCCTAGAGCAACATGGTGTCGAGTACCTCCAAAACTACGGTAAGAATGCTTTTGGTGACTTGAACGACTGGTACTACAGTTCTCCATTGGAAAGACAGAAGACCGGCTTCGGAAAGTTCGTAACGAGGATCGAAAAGAATGAATAAGCTTGTCTATTTCGGACCGTCTGGTCTTGGTCAAGTCACAATTCACGAAGGCGACTTTGTAGAGTTCAGTAATGGTATGAAGGGAGTTGCAATTTTCTCTCCACAATATTCTGGTGGCATGCCGATCACCTATCGTTGGGATGAATACGATCACTATCAGTTGTCTAACCCAGATAGTTGTCATTCTGGTTCAACGACTGGATTAGTTAAACATATTCCTGTGGAGTCAAGAATTCGTACCCGTAGGGGCTTTGGCGCGTTTGTTCACCGTATTGAGTCGTCATGACATTCAGGGTTGGTGATGTCGTAAGCAGAATTGCAAACTACAGCCATGGTGGTGTCCATCCGGGGCAAACAGTCACTGTCGAGTGGATTTCTGACAATGGTCGGAATCTTCATTTCGTAGAAGACACCACATTGACGTCCGATGGAAGTCGTTATCTCCATAGTACACAAAACTACCATCTTGTTTCTAGTCGTAAAGAAAAGAAACTCTCTGGTTTCGGTAAGTTTATCAAGAACTTAGAGTCAAGAAAGGAAACTCAGTGACCTCACTCGTACATCCTGTCTCATGGTGGAAGTCAAAAGAATTGACACAATCCGGTCGAGTGTCTTACGTCCTAGTAAGCAATGTCGCCGACGGTCTTGTCCATTTCTTTGCCCATGACGCCGGTCATCCAGAGGGGAAGCAAGCCTGTACTCGTCTGTTGAGCAAGTGGCACGAGAGGTACGAAGAGGTCTCGTTTGCTGAAGTTCCGGAGAATTGGGGACGACGTGCTAGCCCTTATGTTCCAAGAGCAGATCGCTTTAGAAATTATTACAACCCGTTCCTGTACTTGGAAGAACCTGACTTCGTCACTATCCATTCAACAGACTACGTTGGTTACGGAATGTACCGGCATAAGACCGAGATTCCTCCTAAGAAGAAATCTGGGTTCGCTAAATTTATCAACAAGGTTGAAGGCAAGTAACATGGTTTCTTACATTCTTCGTCGTCGTAAATTGGGTCGTACAAGTGCCCGCGAGATTGCTCGTGGCAGTAGTCAGGGTATCGTCGTCTATCGTAATGATGGAAGGAAGTATAACCACGTGACGAACAAGTACGAACGTATTCCGGGTGGTTTGCCTCATCAAGTCGATTACGTCTTCCGTTGGGGTTGTACTTCCGTCGTCAACGGCAATGGTCAGGTTGTCAACAAGTCGGCTGCTATTTCTGCCGTAGGTGACAAGAGGGCTTTCCGTAAGATGACTGCCGATGCCGGTCTGGCACCAAAAACTTGGTTGTCTGTCAATGAGGAAGGCATTGTCTATCCAGTTGTTCTTCGTCGGAGTACCCACGCACAAGGCCGGAATTTGCACGTATGCAATAACATCCAAGAACTTCGCTCCGCCGCTGCGAGGTACGGAGAAGGCAACTACTATATCTCGGCCTTAATCCAGAAAGTATCGGAGTATCGTGTGGCTGTCGTGTCGGGACGTGTATGTTGGGTAGCCAAGAAGACTCCATCCAATCCGAATGCCGTTGCTTGGAATGTCGCACAAGGTGGTCGGTTTGATAACGTTCCGTGGTCTGATTGGCCTCTGAAGGCCGTCAAGGTTGCCATTCAGGCTTTCAAGATGACGGAACTAGACTTCGGCGGTGTCGATGTCATGCTGGATGCGCAAGGTAATGTTTTCGTCCTTGAAATCAATTCGGCACCTTCCCAGACTTCCCCGTATCGTCAGTCGTGCTTTACGAAGTGCTTTGACTACATCGTCCAGTTCGGTAAGGACCACATTCCTCTGACCGAAGAACCCGGTGGTTGGAAGAAGTTCATCCATCCTGCCCTAAGCAATGAGGCGATCCTTGCCCAATCTGAAGTATAAAGTCGGGGATAAGTGTAAGTTGAACTGCCGTCCTTTTCTTGGTTACAATCATTCCTGTGGACTGGGAGACGGGAGCATCGTTACACTTCGCAAACCTAATACGAATAACTTCGGTTGGCTTGTCAACGAATTTCCCACTGTCGATTATTATTTTCTTGAGGAATGGTTGATACCACTTGAGAAAACAAAATCCGGGTTCGCGAAGTGGATATCAAGACATGACTCAGTTTAAAATAGGAGACCGAGTATCTTGGTCACCTCTACAAGAGTACGGCCACGCATTCGGTGATGTCACGATAGAAGGATGTATATACGCAGTCTCTCCAATGTTGTCTTGGGAATGGTGGTTTATTGCGGACACACCACATGATTCACTGACCCACAACGCTCGCGGTCAGTGCCCAAAAGGAAAGCACTCTAGGTATGTCAAGAGTCGGGATTTGATTTTAATAGGTCCTAAACCCAAGTCTGGTTTTGCAAAATTTATTGAGAGGATAGAGAGTCCAAATGGCTAAAGACAATTTCGGTAAGTGGCAGGGTGGAGACAATTTCGTCTATTCCCCACAGTGGGCATCCGGTCAGTCGCGAGACGGTTCGCAGGGTAAGAAGAAGTATGGTGACGCCGCTATGCGTAAGCGTACCCGCTTCAACCCCAATCCCACGGCTTGTTCACATCCGGGTTGCCAGATCAAGGCCCGCAGCAAGCGTGACAAAGAAAACTATCTGAGGAGTAAGTCGGTATGAGTGGAATGTACGTAATCGGTGGTGCAATAGGGGGTGCTTGTACCGTCGCCATGATTACCCAACCCGGAGTTGGTTTTGGTGGTGGTCTCCTATTGGCGGCAGTGGTGGTCTTTATTTCGGCAATCATGGAATATAAAAAATAATCATGACTGAGTTTGTTTTTAAATTTGAAACCAAAGAATTTTCAGTAGAAAAGACTTTTGATCCACGTTACAATCCTATTCTTAGGATGAACAATGATACTTCCGAAGATCGTAAGAAGATTGTCAAGGCAGTCTTTGAGGATAACGGAGAAGAAATTCTCTCGAATTGGGCCAAGCAATCTGTTCATGCTGGCCGGTGGATCGAGACTTTTAAATCCCGTTTTCCAAAGGAGAACTGGTACGGTCTCGCCCTATTCAAAGAGTTCTATTTGAACGCCTCAGACGTCCAGTTCTCTCAGAGGGCTGGTGGTACGTATTCGTGTCGGAAGTACGCCTCTCTGTCTGAACAATTTGTGACAGAGTTTTTGAATGTACTTTCTTCGGACTATTCCTTTGCCAAGGCCCTGTCTCCTGTCTCGGGTGTCTTTGGAAGTTTCATAAACTTCGCAACAGGTAAAAACCCAATTACAGGCAGAAAACCTACTTATCTGTCTGACCTTCTTGAAGCAACAAAAGTAGGGGTTGACTATTCTATTGAAGCTACGACTATTGAAAACAGTCACGGTGTAACTGAACTATCAACCATGAGGATTAAAATGCCACTTCTCTACGCCAATCGCAAGGAACTGTACAAGAAGTTTGAGTACAGCACCAATATCATTGATACTGTCGGTTGGTCCCGCCCGTCTGAAATCGTATCTGAGAGTCTATTTGGTGTCGAACTTGAAGTCTCAACAGACTACTCGGAAGCCAATATCATCGACGCCTTCCCTGAAATCTTCGCCATCGTGAAGAAGGACAGCACTATTACCGGAACGAAGTCAAATATGGGTGAGATTGTCACCATTCCTGCCACCCTGCGTACTCATCGCAAGATGTGGATGAACTTCTTCAAGAACCTGAACGAAGACATGTTCGATTGTCTGGACAAACATAATAACGGTATGCACGTCCATATCGACCGTGAGACGTTTGACAAAGATACGATGCACCTGAAGAAGTTCTGCTGGTTCTTTGCCAATCCGGCTAACCACAAGTTCCTTCAGGACATTTCTGAACGTTCGCAGGACAGCATCAACAAGTTCGCCAAGTTCGTCTCTGCTCCGAAGATTTCTAAGACCGTCCCCGGTAAAACTGCCGCTGGTCTGTCCTTCGTCAACTCGGACCGTGCACTCCGTCAGTCGGACAAACATACCGTCGTCAATCTCGGTAAGTCGGCAACCGTCGAAGTCCGTCTCTTTAAGGGTATCGTCAGCTATGCGAGTATCGTCAAAAACCTCGAATTCGTTGACTCTCTAGTCGAATTCAGCCGTTGGAACAATTATAAGGACATGAATTTATCTTCTTACATCAAGTGGCTCAAGAAGCTCCATACCACGAAATACCGTGTTCTCAAGCTTATCATTGAGGAAATGGACCTCGATGCCATCCTGTTGGAAGCCGAAATCGAAAAGGTCATCAAGGGTTCGGGTCTTAGCACTTCGTCTATTGCTCTCGAATTGAACAAGATGAACCTGAACAACAAGTTCAGCAAGATTGCTATCAAGTTGTTCAACGGTACCTATGAGGCTTCCGGCAAGACTTTGGAAAAGGATGATCGTCCGGGTGCACAGTTTGTCGTCGTCGCAAAGGGTACTCGCTTTGCTAAGTACAACGACATCGCTTTTGCGATGCAGAACGGTACGTATCGCCGTTGAGAGTAAGTCTTGTTTTCTTTTCTGGCCAATTTTGGAGGAAATTAGAGCCTCCGTGGATTAAAGGCCGTAGACCAACTATTACCTACCAACCCGTAAACTTGCCTTAGAAGGAACGAGATTTTGTGTCAATTAATTTGGAAGCCTGCGGGTTTTACAATCCCACGAAACCTGATCGAGAGTACCTGTATCGTCAATCCTGACGGCTTCGGCCTGATGTATGGTACGGGATCGGTCGAGAATGGTGAACTTCAGACGTTCAAACTGTACAACGGTGACAACGACCCTGACGTTCTATTCCCGATACTAGAAGGTCTACACGACATCAATGCTTTCATCCACTTCCGTTACAGGACCAAGGGTGTGATCAACGAGGCGTCGTGTCATCCGTTTGTCTGTTATGACAACAATGATCGTAAAGTCGCTTTGATGCATAACGGAACTCTGACGGGATATGGTACGACTGACAAAGTAGATAGTGAAGAGTTTGCTGAAAAGCTTGTAGGCCCTCTTTATAATCGCTTCCTTCTGTCTGGTGTTCGTCAACCGTTGTCTGACGGTTTCTTCCAAGAGATTGTTCAGAAGTTCATCGGATCGGAAAGTAAGATTGCTGTGGCCGACAATACCGGTGACTCTGTGATCTTCAACTATGCGAAGGGTGATGTCCGCAAGAACAAAATTGATCGTATAGACACAGAGACGGGCGAGGCATTTGAGCAGGAAATTGAGTGGTGGGTGTCAAATACCTATTCATTCAATACTGGACACAGGAAGTCATATAACTACGGGAACAGCCACGACTATTCTCAGTATCGTCACGGTAGCCAGAGTGGGGGTACCTCAACAGGAGGTCCCCCCCCTTTTCGTCAGAATGGGACAAGTTCATCAACGACTACTCAGACAGAGACGACTATTCAGACTGGTGGTGGGAACAAGTCTACGGACAAGACGACTGGAAAGACCCCAGAGACAAGCGCTTCGGCCACACCGGAGACTAAGAAAAAGGAGACTGGTAAGGTGCCTCAAAGAACTATGGTCGCGAGCTACTGGCAAGATGTTCTTGGTCTCGATGATATTGATGAGCTTCGTGCGATGACGAGAGAAAATATCTCTGAGCTTGTCGATCTAGAACCAGAGAATGCCAAGTTGTTTATCAATGACCTATTGATTGAGTTGTTTGAGAACACACCTTGGGATGACGAAGTTGATGAGGATGAAGACGCATGAGCGAGCCTAAAAAAGTAAATCGAGAATTCGCGTGTAAGTACCAAACACTAACCGAAGTCTTAGCTCATGCTGAGTGGGTCATTGAAAACAATCCCGGTATGACGCTTTCTGACTTCTGTTTTGACACATACCATCCAGACCCATACGAAGACTACGAGTATCCTTGTATGTCATACGAGACGCCTGAAACTCCCCCTGAAAAACAAAAGCGTCTAGCAGATGAAGCTAAAACTAAGGCAACTCGTGAAGAGTGGGAACGCAAACAGTTTGAACAGTTGAAGGCGAAGTATGGCACAGATAACTAGGCAGGGTGAGTTGGGTTTGTTCTTTTCGTTTGACTTCAAGAAAGTCTTGCAAGATCAGGCGAAATGGACAAGCGATATTCCTTATTTAAACCAATTTGAAAACCACTACGTCTTTGTCTACGGTACACTGAAACGTGGAATGAGACGGTCTGAAATCCTGACCAAGAACCAGCAGTGTAAGTTCTGTGGTGTGGCTGTCACAGAGTTCAATGAACTCGATCTTCTATTATTCGTCGATGAGAGTTCGGCGGAGGGTCACTTCCCTGTCCTATTTGATCACGTATCGAAGTCAAGGAATGCAAAAGTCAAAGGAGAACTTTGGCTTGTTCCTACTGAGGTTCTTCTACAGCTCGACAAGATCGAAGGCAACGGATATATGTTCGAACGTGAGTGGACATCTGTCTGGGTAGGCACAGAGAAGGTACATGCATTCTGTTACTATGGGATCAAGGAATTTTGGCGTTTCCAGAATTTGATTGACCTTCCTATCATGAAGTCAAATGGCAAGCAATACCACTTCTACCACGGAATGCAAGCAGACAAGTTGGCTTCGATGTGGAAGAATACAGGATCATTAGAGGCACATTAGGGGTCTAAATGGAAGACCATAACAAGTACATTAAAGTAGGTGACTTTGTCAAGGACCAGACATATGCCTGGGTCGATTGGTATAGAGTTCATAGTATTGGTAGTGATGACCTCCATGGCAAATACATTCTGATTGAGGTAATTCCTGATCATCCATCTGAGACTAGGTATTACTTTAACGTCGAACCAGAACGTCATTTCTTGATCAAGGGTTTCACGGCAGGGAAGCGCGAAAGACCTAAGAGAGGGTTCGGTAAGTGGATTTCTAAGATTGAGGGTGAAGATGCCTGAACCATATTTTGACGTAGGCGACGAAGTCGAAGTACTCCAGAACCATTCGGGTTGGTTCTGGTCAGGGATAGTTGCAGGGACGAGAGGTACTGTTCGTGAAGCCAATATTCGTGATGGTGATGCTGAGTACCACATTGACTTCACCATAGGTGGAGACACTTGGGGACAGTACTACGAACACCGTCTTGGAATTGTCAAGAGGGCCAAACCACTAGAAAAGAAGCTTTCTGGATTTGCTCGTTTTATCAAAAAGATTGACAACGAAGCGAAAACGTGAGATAATAGATATCCTATGACACATAAATACAAGATTATCGAAATTGAGACAGAACCGAAAGTCTCGGTTTTCAAACTGTATGTGAAGTCCGAAACACCATTTTGGTGCAGATTTATTGTTTCGATGCCTGCTTGGGAGTTCGCTGGTAACTTTCCTTCAAAGTCTGCTGCCGTGGAGCAAATGAGGATCATTATGAAATACCCACGTGAGGTCAATTCCTCGTACTACTACGACACTGGTGTAGAAGACAATATGTGGTAGGCCCCTACTTATACCTAGGTATAATACTTAAGGTTACTTAGGTAAGACTTAGTTAACAATAAAAATAGTTAGGTATTATACCTAGGTATTACCTTAGGTATTATATTATAACGTCATTTTATGTGTTTGTCAAGTGCTTTTTAAGCACATATCGCCGATAAATCGGCAGAGAAAGATTTTTAGTGTGAGTGCAATTAATTTTAAATTTGATAACGAACCTACGTCTTATATCGAAGACGATTTTATTGATTATGAATATAACTCAGATAGTAACCTTCGATGCACAGTCTGTAATTGTGTGTCTTCTGCATCTATTTCTGATGATGGCTGGAACGTCACGGGAAACCGTATGGTGCGGGACAAACGTGACGAAACAAGGATTATCTGTTCTGGGTGCCTCGACGATATCAACAGTTCGTTGGGAGAATTTTGATGTATACCCTTAAAGCATTTGCCTATGGTGCATCTTGGTTATTGGGAATAATTGCATTGGTTAGTCTATTGATCACAGCTTTTGCTTTCGCGCCAATGTGGTTCCTTTTTGTAGATGTAGCCTTCGTCTTTATTGTGTTCTCATTGGTAATAGGTTTTGAACACTATTCGGACTACGACAGCCACGGTACATGAGTAAATTTGCAGAGACGGGTCTTCCCTGTCCTTGCGGAGCGTCGTCAGATGCCTATTCGATAGATCATGATGGTGACGGTTTTTGTTTCGGACAGTGTGGGGGCAGATATTTTAAGAATAAAGAGGAAGATGAGATAATTTTGTCAGAAGAAGAAGTCCTTGAAAAGGAACTGACGCCGAAGGGCAAAGAGACATATGGTTTTCAAGAAAATTATCGTGGGATATACAAACGGACACAAGAGTTTTACGGTGTTCACACAAAGTTCATCGACGGCACTCCTTTCTCACTGGCGTATGTTTACCCCAACGAGTCGCTTAAAGTACGTATTCTACCCAAGAAATTTTATGCCACTGGTCCTATAGGTGAAGCCCACCTTTTTGGTGAAAACCTATTCTCTCCGGGTTCGTATGACTCTGTGACCATCGTAGAGGGCGAAGACGACGCCCTGAGCGCGTTCCAGATGCTTTGGAGCAGGAATGCTGTCGTCTCGGTTAAAAACGCTTCTACGGCCCTAGGAGACGTCAAAGCGCGAAGGGAGTATTTGAATGCGTTTAAGAAAATCATCCTCTGTCTGGACAACGACAAAGCAGGGCAAGAAGCGACCCGTCTTATTACCAACTCGGGTTTATTTGACTACGAAAAAGTCTACCGTGTTACACTCAGCCGCCATAAAGACGCCCATGCTTATCTCGAAGCCGGGGAAGTCGAGGACTTTATTCGTGCATGGGATACGGCTAAACGCTATACCCCGGATGCAGTCATCAACTCTTTCGAAGATATTGAAGAGGCTCTTAAAGCAAAGAGCGATGGACCGATAGGCTCATGGCCGTTTGCCGAACTAAATGACTGCCTCATAGGTCTCCACAAGTCTGAATTTATCCTGATCAAGGGATTAGAGAAGATCGGTAAGACGGAGGTCTGTCGTGCTATTGTTCATGAGTTTCTGCGTAATAGTCCTGACATCAACATTGCGACTATTTTCCTTGAAGAGTCTACAAGTACCACTATCAAAGGGGTTGCGACCTATGAACTCGAAACACCATGTGCCCTTCAACAATCCGGGGTGTCCGACGAAGATATCCTTAATGGATACAAGAAAGCACTCGGGGGTAACTCGTCCAGACTGTACATCCACACGCACTTCTCGACAGAGGACGAGGGAGAGTTAATTGACAACATTCGTTTCTTGGTTACTGTGGCTGGCTGTAAACTTGTCCTTCTGGATAATCTTACCATGCTCACTACGGGCAGAGAAGACGAGGACGAACGACTTAGGATTGATCGAATTATCCATCGTCTCCGTGATCTTGTTAACGAGCTTGATTTCTGTCTTGTTCTCGTTGCCCACGTTAACGACAACGGTCAGACACGCGGTTCTCGGTTGCCTGACAAGTTGGCTAACACGATAGTCCATCTAGAACGTAATAAGATGGCTGCCAATGTCCAAGAACGTAATTCTCTGAAGTTCTTTATCGAGGGTGCCCGTGCACAAGGGACTAAGACTGGTCCTGCTGGTTTTGCATTCTTTGATCCTATTACCTTCAAACTCCGTGATGTTAAACCCGAAGACGAGATTATTCTTCCAGAGGTAGACTGATGTCTTTCTATACTAACCATTCCAACGGCCTTCCTATTAAAGAGGGTGATTTAGTAGAAAGAATTGATAAGGGTGTTTTGTCTCCTATAGGTTTTAGGACAAGAGTTTATTCCGCTCATAACAGATTTAGCATAACCCATCACACAGGTCTCGAAGACATGTATATTGCAGACTACTGGAACTTTATTAGTAGGTACGAGAGGGAAAAATCCCGATTTGGTAAGTTCTTGGAGAAACACCAACTATGAAAGTCATTGGTGACTGATATGATCTATCGCGATGGTCAAGAAGTACGGAATGGTGACACGTGGAGAACGTATGCCAATGAACAGTATACGTACACGGCGATTGATGAGGGGTTTAGGTTTGTATGGCGGTGTATCCAAGTGCCGACGTCTTATGGAACTATGGAACCCTCTGCGTGTTCTAATGCCTATATTTTAATTCGTCGTAAAGAGTCCCCAAAGTCTGGTTTCGGTAAGTTTATTAAACGTATTGAAGGTTCAAATGCCAAAATTTGAAGTAGGTGATCGCGTACGCATCGTGGCGTCTTATGAAAGTTCATCAAACGATGAAGGCACGGTTACTTCAATTGAGTATTGGGCCGAGGACGATGATGTCTCCGAATACGTAGTTACTTATGACGTCCCTCGTAATAATCCTTATTGGGCACCACAGGACTCGGACGAAGAGATAATCTCTGACTGGACAGAACCACAATACCACTACGAAGGTTATTATACCGACGGTGAGCTCGAACTAATAAGTCGTCAGAGAGTGGCCCGTAAAAAGACGGGTTTCAGTGCATGGATTAGAAAACAAGAAAATGGTTGACCTTTACCAATCAATAGGAAAAAGGGTTTATTTAATTAACTCTTATAGTGGTGTCGCAGATAAAGTACCCGGCATTCTTGTCGAAGCAACTGTTTTCCGGGCAGATGAGCATACTCCCGGATTACATGATGGTGGTGGTCGAGGCCCTAAAGGTTACTATTGGTTTGTCACATCTGACATGATCATTCTAAGAGAGTCTTTGGTCAGAAAAACTACGGGCTTTGCTAAGTTCATTAAGCGCATCGAACAAAAACAGTTAAATGTTTGACACACCTCGTTTTTCGTGTTACAATATATATGTAGACTGGAAAAAGTGATGAAACACAGGACAGTGCGTCGCTCAGATCAGACTTGCGTCATTCAGTGTCGTAAATACTATCTAGGTTTTCTTCCCTATTGGGAGGACACAGGTTGGACTCATTCGGAAATGCTTGTAGCTCATAAGATTGAAAAGATACTAGAGGGTCATTCATGAACCGATTGGAGGGCTATGGCTAAATACATATTCGACATAGAAACTGACGGCTTAAATCCGACTGTCATATGGTGTTTAATTCTAAAGGACATTGATACAAGTGAAGTCTTTATTTACGCAAGTGGTCTCGGATACCCTAGCATTTTTGAAGGTGTTCAGCGCCTTGCTGATGCTGATTATTTCGTTTTTCATAATGGTATCTGGTTTGACTTACCAGTACTCAACCGTCTGGCAGACGCCAATCTCGATCCAACAAGAGCCATTGATACCCTAGTTTGTTCTAGATTGTTCAACTCTTGGGATTACTCCCAACACGGTCTTGAAGTATGGGGCGAGCGGTTAGGCTTTCCCAAGACACATTTCAACGACTGGTCCAAATTGACACAAGAAATGATTGACTACTGTGTCAATGATGTCGAGGTCAATTACAGACTGTGGAAACTGTTTGAACCCCTTGTCTACTCTCCTGAGTGGAAAGGTCCTCTTAGGATAGAGCATGACACGGCGATTTACTATCGTGAAATGCATGAGAACGGATTTCCGTTTGACATAGAAAAGGCCAAGAAACTTCGTGTTGATATCGAAGTCGAACGAGAAAAACTGAATGTCATCATTCAGGAACAATTTCCTCCTAAATCGAAACTCCTAAAAGAGATTTATCCAAAGGTAACAAAAGATGGGCGCTTATCAAAGGTCAACTTTAAATGGCTTGAAGGCATACCTGAAGAGCGAGGGTTTCAACCTAACGCCCCATTTTCTCTTATTGAATGGGAAACCTTCAATCCAGCTTCTCCCTCCCAAGTCATTGAAAGAATGTGGGAATTTGGGTGGCAACCTACCGAAAAAACCAAAGGACACATAGTTGCAGAACGAGAACACGATTGGGAAAAGCTTGAAAAGTTCCAACGAACAGGATGGAAGGTCTCAGAAGAAAACCTCAATACCCTCCCACCTGATGCCCCTTCCGCAGCCCATTCGTTGGTCCGATGGCTCCTACTTAATTCCCGCGTCACTACGCTCACTACTTGGATCGAAGCGTACAGAGAGGCTACCGGCTGTATTCATGGCGAGGTTAGACACATCGGAACTTGGACCCACAGGGCAAGCCACAAAAACCCAAACACCGGAAATATCACACGAGTTAACTTCGATGGAGACAAAAGAGTCCTTCGAGGGGAAGCTGGTGCCTTCGGTGCCGACATGCGGGAGCTTTGGACTTGTCTTCCCGGATGGAAGCTGGTCGGTTGCGATGCAGAAGGTATCCAACTAAGGGTACTCGCACACTACATGGAAGATGAAGCCTTTACGAAGGCTCTTGTCTCGGGCAGTTCCAAAGACGGAACCGATGCCCATACGATGAACATGAGGAAGTTAGGACATGTCTGTAAAAACCGAGACGTCGCGAAGACTTTTATCTACTCATGGGTACTGGGGGCGTCTGCCACCAAAACAGCGCAAGTTCTTAATTGTAGAGTGGGAGAGGCAGTTGTCGCGCGGAAATCTTTTCTTGAAGGATATCCCGGACTCAAACGACTAAAAGAAGAAATTATCCCCGACGATGCCGCTAGAGGCTACTTCGTGGGATTTGATGGACGGAAAGTCTTCTGTGACTCCGAACATCTTATGTTGGCCGGTTATCTTCAGAATGGTGAAAACCTTATAATGAAGTACGCCGAGCGATTGTGGTACAACAAGCTTAAAGAGCTTCGCATACCATTTAAGTTGGCTAATATGGTTCATGATGAATGGCAAACACAAGTCCTCGATGAGGATGGAATGCCTGAAATTGCTGGACAGGAAATGGCCAATTCGATTGTACAGGCGGGTATAGACCTTGGTGTCAAATGCCCGCAAGCCGGAACACCCAAGTATGGGTACAACTGGCTTCAAACGCATTAATAGCACAGCCAAACTCTACTTCGATTGAGCGAAGCGAGAGAGATAAAAAGGATACATAAAGTATTGGCTACAATTTATCTTAAGGTAACTGGTAAGATCGAGTGGGCTCATAAGCTCTTTATTCCAGATGAATACAACGGGGCCAAGAGGTATATTTGCTCCTTCTTCCCCGATAAAGAAAGCAAGCAGAAAATCAAGGACTCAGGTCTGAAGCTTGTATATAAGAGCAATTCTAAGAACTTCCCGGGTGAAGAATACGTTTCACCACGTCGTGATCTACAGAAACTAATCAAGGGTGAGATCGTTGAATTCGGTCGCCCTAGGATTGTCAACAAGGACTACTCGGATATCGATCCCAATGTACGTATTGGTGCGGGTACTCAAGTAGAATTGACAATTGCTGTCTATGATGCTGGTCGCTATAAGGGCCACCGTCTTGAGACCGTCCGTATTCTTGACCTAGTGACGTACGAGAAGGAACAGACAGAAGGCCAGAAAGAAGCCGCTAAGTCTGAGCCAACTACTAAGGTCATCAAGCCAAAGTTGCCTTTCTAATTGAAGACAATTGACAGCCTGATCGAAGATATTCACAAGGTGCTTATGGAGGGGGTTGAAGAAATCCCTTCCGAAGTTCTCGATGCTTTCTCTAGTTCAATCGCAGATATCGTAAAGACGAGACTGACGAAACCTAGAGAGCACGAACCCGCCCTGCGTTTTAGTAACATGGGCTCACCTTGTGAACGCAAACTGTGGTACGCCATAAACCGTGCCGACGAGGGAGGAGAGTTGTCCCCCGATACCAAATTGAAGTTCATGTTCGGAGACGTAGTTGAACAACTTCTTATTCTTCTTGCCAAGGTTTCTGGCCATCGTGTGGAAGGCCAACAGACCGAGTTTGATTTTCATGGAATTAAAGGACATCGTGACCTTGTACTTGATGGAGTTGTCACAGACTGTAAGTCGGCTTCGTCATTTTCTTACAAGAAGTTTAAAGAACATACTCTGAAGGATGACGATGCCTTCGGTTACATTCCCCAACTCATGGGATACTTAGAGGCCTCCCAAGATGATCCTATTGTTACTGATAAGTCTAGGGCTGCTTTTCTGGCCTTTGATAAGTCTCTTGGTCATATTTGTCTTGACTTCCATACCCGCCCTGATTGGGATTGGGAACACATTATCGAGTACAAGAAAAGCATCGTCAATGCCGAGAGTCCACCGGGTAGAGGTTTCGAACCCGAAGATTTCGGGAAGTCTGGTAATAAGAAACTCGGATCGTTCTGTTCTTATTGTTCATTCAAGGAACTTTGTTACCCCGAGTTGAGGACGTTCATCTACTCTACTGGTCCTGTCTACATGACGGAGACTGTCGTTACTCCTGCTGTCTACGAGAAAGTAAAGAATGCCACAGACACCGGAGGAACGTAAAGAGAAAGCCCGATGGTATCGGATCAAGAAAACCTACGGAATAGACAAGGAACAATACGATGCTATCCGAACTGATCGGTGTCCTATTTGCCTTCGTGAGTTTAGCGATAGTGTTAGGCCCGTCATTGATCATAACCACAAAACTGGAGAAATCAGGGGCATCATTTGTGCTTACTGCAATTTCCGGGTTGTCGGTCGGCATACTGATGGTGACCTTTTACTTCGAGTTGTTGATCACCTTAGACGCTCTACTGGCTGGATAGTTCCTCCGAAGCCCAAAAGGCGGAAACGCCGTACGAAGCGAAAAGCTTCTTAAGAAAAGAAAAACAAAAAAGAAAATGAAGACATACAAAGTCTATTTTAGGGATACTCCCTTTTCAATCAATAAGCACAGGATTGTTTCATCTAATTCTTCATACTCTATCGACGAACAGGGTAATCTCCGTGTTGGTGAGAACATCTATAAGTCAGATATCTGGTCTGATGTAGAGTTTATGTACGATAATAGTGTTGGTGGTCCAGTAGGATATGCTCTAGGAGCAGAAGCGGCACCTGACTACTATTACGATAGCCCTAATGTACAAGGGGTTTATTCGAATGGGTAAGACATATGTCGTTTTACCTGATCAGCACGCAGTAGAGTATCATAATAATGACCGAGCTATTTGGGCTGGTAAGCTTATTGCTGAGATTAAGCCTGATGTGGTTGTCAATATGGGTGACGCGGCAGATATGCCATCCCTTTCTTCATATGACAAGGGAACTCGTCGATTTGTCGGTAAGAGTTATAAGGGTGACGTAGATGCTCACCTAGACTTCCAAGAGAAGCTTTGGGAGCCTGTCTATCGCCAGAAGAAGAGAATGCCATATCGTGTTGTCCTCGAAGGGAACCATGAACACCGTGTTGAAAAAGCCCTTGACCTTTCTCCGGAACTTATCGGAACTGTTGGTTTTAATGACTTTCGGTTTAATGACTATTATGATGATGTCATACGTTACGACGGTGGTAATCCGGGGATTGTTGAACTAGATGGTATTCTTTTTGCCCATTATTTTATATCTGGCGTTTCTGGACGGCCTACAGGCGGAGAACATCCCGCCCATATGCTCTTGGCAAAAACCAAGCAGTCCTCGATTGCGGCACACTCCCACCTACTAGACGTCTGTTTTCAGACAACGCAGGCAGGAAAGCCGTGGAACGGCGCTATCGTCGGATGTTTCCAAGACTACGACAACGATTGGGCTGGTAACACTGCCCGCCTTTGGAAGCGCGGTATTGTCGTTCTTCGGAATGTCGATGCTGGTAATTTTGATTTCCAATGGATTAGTATCGAAGAACTGAAACGGGAATACGAGTGACATCTGAGAAATATAGAGAAATCATGACTGAGGCTCGTCACAGGATGTTTAAATGGGCCGTGGCCCAAGATCATACCGACGAAATTTACCCACGGGATCAAGATGATATTACTTGGTGGGTAGCTGAAGTTGCAATCGAATATGGTGAATGGAAGAATTGGTAATGTCAAGAGAAATCTGGGTTATTTCCGATACACATTTTGGACATACCAATATCATTAAGTACTGTAATCGTCCCTTCGAGAGTGTTCGGCAGATGGACGACGCCATGATCCAAAACTGGAACTCCGTAGTCAAACCGGGTGATAAAGTCTATCACCTAGGGGACGTCTATATGGGTGACGGTGAGGGGATGTCCAAAATCTTTCCTAAGTTGAACGGAAGGAAGCGTCTTATTCTTGGAAATCATGACGACCTAAAACGTCCTATGGGATCGATCAAATTGGGTGATGTCTTTGAGAAGATTTATCTCTTCCGTTGCTTCAAAGAACTCGGCCTGATGCTTACCCATGTTCCTGTCCACCCCGAGAGTATCATTAGGGCAGGAGAAGGTGCTATCAATGTTCACGGACATATTCATGACAACCCTTCACCAGAAGGTCCTTACAAATGTGTTTGTGTCGAGCAGATTAACTATACACCAATCAATATTGAGGAACTACGAGTCAACTAATGGCAAAGCCAAACAGTACCGCATCGCAGTCGCGAAGCGACAAGAAGGCCCCTCTGGGCCAAGGTGGGCGCTTCGCAGCCCTAGAGAAGAAGGTCTCGAAAGAGAAGGGGGTTACCGATCCCGGTGCCCTAGCCGCAAGTATCGGACGTAGAAAGTACGGTGCAAAGAAGTTCAACTCATTGGCGAAGAACGGTAAATGAGCTTCTTACCTATATTCATAGCGGTTAACCAAATGAACCAAGCCAACCGTCGCCGTCGGGAAGAAGAAATAAGGCAGAAGAATTCACAGAAAAAGAATGGAAAGTAAATGGTTGGATTTGTTCCACCACCAATTATGCCTCCACCTACTAGCCCCTATTGGTATCTACATATAAAAAATGTCAAGCCCGGAAGAAAAACAGAAACACGAACGCCGTCGTCAATACGAGAAGAAGGACAAGGCCGAGTACAAGAAAAAGAAAGAGAAGATTGATGAGTGAGATTGATAACGAGATTGCGGATTTTGTCCGTTCAGAATTGAATGATGGTATTTCCTTTGAGGAATTCCTAGAGGCATACGATTTGACACCAGAGAATGTATTCGTACATCTGTTCAATACAGGTATGATTGACGAAGAAGTCCTTAAAGAACACCTACTTGATTTTGAGTAAACCTGTTGAAGATTGATATCTATGGAAAAGAGAACTGTGTCTGGTGCACTAGGGCGAAAGACGAGTGCTTCAAATTCAGTCGATTATATGACTACTATGATGTATATAAGGACCTAGATACGGATAAATACAAAGAACTCTTCGAGACTATAGCACCTTACGCCAAGACATTTCCGATTGTCGTCGTTGACGATAACTATATCGGTGGATATACGGAGCTTAAACAACTATTGAATGAACTTTATTTAGAGGAACGAGAATGAATATTAAGTCCATCCTACTTGCAGCTATTCTGGCCCTGTCGCCGGTTCTTTCGTACGCAGACCCTCTGGTTGATCAGGTCTTCACACCTTCGGTCCATATCACGATTGGTACGGCCAACTCACCAGACGGCTTTTGCTCGGGTGAGATTATCAAGTCAGACCGTGATGCCAAGAGTGGTAAGGTTTCTACATACGTCCTGACGGCCAAGCATTGTGTCAAGGACAACGAGAAGGCTGACTTCACGGTTACGAAGAAACTCTATGACAAGAACAACAAAGAGATTGGTTCAAAGACCTATCTGGCTGACTCGTTCGGTACTTCTTATAAGTCTGACCTAGCTCTCCTTAAGCTTCGCGATCAGGACACGTATTTTGATACAGTGGCGACTGTGGCCAAGAAGGACACTACTTTGACGTTTGGTCAGACTGTCGAGCTTATCGGCTATCCTCTAGGCCGGAGTATGACTTGGACTGAGGGCAAGCTTGGTTATATCGAGAAGGTTGATCAGTTCTCTGATGTATCTCAGAGTACGTACTTCCAGCGAGCCACCCCTGAAATGGCCCCGGGCTCTAGTGGTTCCAGTATGTTTGTCTACAACGACACGGACAAGAAGTACGAAGTCATTGGTGTGCTGACGGGTGGTCCTAAGAATTGGTCATGGATGGGCTTCTACACCCCGATTGACGAAATCAATGACTACCTCGATACGGCTCTTAAGACTGACACTCCTGCCAAGACTGGTCACGAGTAATGTTGCCTTTCTATATTCTATTCGGTGTGGCCGGAGCGGTAGTTCTTACTGTTGCGGCCAACTGGATTATCGACTGGATTGATGGAGCATTTTTTGACGAGTAAGAGAGACTATAGGAAAGAGTATGATAATTACCAAGGGACCCCACAGCAAATCGCTCGCCGAGCTGAACGCAATAAAGCAAGACGAGAGCTCGGACTCAAAAAAGGTGATCCCAGAGAAGCAGCTCATCAAAATGCACCAAGAACTGGAAGCCTCAAAGGCGTTAAAGTCAAGGCGGAGTCGTTTGAGAAAAATCGAACAAGCCAACCAAAACGCCACGGCAAAAATCAACGATCAGGAGTCTAATGACTAATACCAAAGTTAAAACACCTAAGTTTATCTCGGCAGCAAACGACAAGAAGACTGAAACGAGTATCTTTGCAGATGCCAATAAAATCCTAGACGACGCAAAGGATAAGTTCCCTGTCGTTATGGTCATTGGCCTGACGAAGGAAAACCTCCTAGACGTCACGACGAACATCCCTCAGTACCCCACCCTTCAGTGGCTATTGAACCGTGCTTCGTTTGAACTCCTACTGCATGAAAAGCAGACAGCCCAAACTGCAAGCCAGAAAGAAGAAAATGGAAGTCAAGCTAATTGATTTTATGGGAGGGGACGTGCGGACGGCTAATGCCGCACGTGTCTCTTTCAAGAAAGTTGTACCCGATGATATCCTTCGAGGCGAAGATCAAAAATTAATTGTTTATCTGTCAAAGCATGGACACTGGACACCATTCGGTCATTCAGTAATTACTCTTTGGCAAAAAATGCCAATCTTTGTCGCAAGACAATTTGCTAAACATACAGTCGGCTTCGTCACAAATGAAGTTTCAAGACGGTACGTTGATGATCAACCAGAGTTCTTTATCCCAGATGTCTGGCGTGGTCGTCCTGAAGGATCAGTAAAACAGGGATCGTCGGACGAAGTAATCATCGAATTCACAGAAGGCTTATGTAAAGGCGATATCACTGATACCGTTGATGGACTATACCAACATGCTTTTTGTGTGTATCAATCAATGTTAGATAGTGGAGTAGCCCCTGAGCAAGCTCGGATGGTTCTTCCTCAGAGTATGTACACAGAGATGTACACAACAGGATCATTAGCTGCGTGGGCTCGTGCTTATCGTCTTCGGTCTGACCTACATGCTCAGAAAGAAATTAGAGACCTGGCCCAGATGTGGCAGGATACTATTGGGAGTATTAAAGAATTAGAACACTCATGGGCCGCATTGACTACAGACTATACCACCCCGATTATTACTAAAGAAAAGAGGACAGATGACTTTACCTAATATGGACGAGAAGCTCATCTGGTTCAAACTGGCCACCAAATTGGCTGATATTGGTATCCCACCACAAACGCTGTCAGTAAAAACTAGTCAAGATGAACACACTATTGCTGTGACTTACGGTGGTTACTATATTAAATATTATCTAGAACCAGAAAGTGTTAGTGACAGTTGGGTGGACTTAGCTATAGATAGGGCATTCTTCTACATTAAAGACAAAGTCTACCCAGACATCATCAATTATCGATTGTACATAAAAGAGTATATGGATCAATGAACATTCATACATTTAAAGATGAGTATACTAGTTTGTCGAACGACCGTAAGGTACGTGGTCTACGGGCGTTGACCAACGCTTTGACAGATGACATTGTAGAAGGAACACACTACCTTGAAAATCTCGTATTTGACATTCTCGATCTTGCCGAACTGGCAGAGGAAAACGATTATTTTGGAACAGAAGGGTTGAACGTCTGATGAGTTTCTTTGGTTTTCTTGCAGTCATGCTTATTTGTTTTACACTAATAGAAATTTTTGGTGAATAATTGGCGCAATTGACTAATCCATTTCCATCATTCTATGTATACTCTCATTTTGATCCAGACACAGAAGAAATTCTTTACGTAGGAATGGGAAAAGGACAACGAGCGTACACTATGAAAACTGTTCGTGGTCCTACTGAAGCTCACTACGTTCACAGGAGTCCTGAACATGCAGACCACTTAGAGATACTGTACGAAAAGGGCTTTCTTCCCCACGAATGGATTAAGTTTTGGGCGAGAGGTCTGGATAAAAAGGCCGCTCTAAAACTAGAGCGTAATCTTATAGATGATTTGAAGCCTAAGTACAATAGGCCCCACGGTACTAAAACTCTTAAGTTTAATTTAGAGGAAGTTAAAAAGATTAAAGAATTACGGGAAGATGGTTTATTTTATAGTCACATAGCAGACGAAATGGGTTGTTCTGTTATGGTAGCCCACCGTATCGTTAATGATTTAAGCCCACGGTACAAGGAGCTACTAAATGCCTGATATTTCTTATCACCCTTTTCCCGATATGTACTCTTCTTTTATCTATAAGTCCCGGTACTCCCGCTGGTTAGACGAAGAGAACCGACGAGAGAATTGGGACGAAACTGTCAATCGATATCTAGACTTTATTGAAGAACGTACCGTAGAGAAGTCCTATAAAGTAACGAAAGAATTACGCAAGGAACTCTTCGACGCCATCTATAATCTAGAAGTCCTACCTAGTATGCGGACAGTAATGACCGCAGGAAAGGCAGCGGAACGTGACAACACTTGCACGTATAATTGCTCGTATCTACCGATTGATGACATCAAGTCTTTTGACGAAGCGATGTTCATCAGCCTATGCGGGACAGGGGTTGGATTTTCAGTCGAGCGACAGTATATATCCAAGTTGCCTGAAATCCCAGACCGACTTTTCGACTCTGCTACGACAGTTGTGGTTAAAGACAGCAAGGAAGGCTGGGCTAAATCCCTCCGACAACTTATATCACTTTTGTATTCAGGTGAGATACCCAAATGGGATGTCACGAGGGTTCGCCCTGCGGGCTCTCGACTTCGAACGTTTGGAGGACGTGCGAGCGGTCCGGGTCCTTTGGAGGACCTTTTCCGGTTTACCATATCTAAATTTAAAGGTGCAACTGGTAGACGACTCAACTCGTTGGAGTGTCATGACATCCTGTGTAAAATTGGAGAAGTCGTCGTTGTCGGAGGGGTTCGCCGTTCTGCAATGATTTCGCTCAGCAACTTGAGCGATGATAGGATGCGAAAGGCCAAGACCGGAAGTTGGTGGACGACAGAACCCCAAAGGGCATTGGCAAACAACTCGGTCTCCTATACAGAGAAACCGGAGGTCTCTTCATTTTTACAGGAATGGTTATCACTATATGAGTCCAAGTCAGGTGAACGAGGTATCTTCAATCGCAGAGCCGCCCAAAGGCAGGCAGCCAATAACGGACGAAGAGATAGCGAAAGAGACTTTGGAACTAATCCTTGCTCTGAAATTATCCTTCGACCATATCAGTTCTGCAACCTCGCCGAAGTCGTTGTCCGATCATGGGACACGCAGGAGACTCTTGCTCGTAAGGTACGACTTGCAACAATTCTTGGAACTTTCCAAAGTACTCTTACCTACTTCCCGTACCTAAGAAAAATCTGGACACAGAACACAGAAGAAGAACGCCTGTTAGGTGTTTCACTGACGGGTCAACTGGATAACAGAACTTTCTTCGAGAAGAAGATTGATCTAGACAAACTGAAGGAACACGCAATTGCGGTTAATGCTGAGTATGCTGGTCTTTTGGGTATTAACCCCTCTACTGCAATTACTTGTGTCAAACCTTCTGGCACCGTATCTCAATTGGTGGACAGCGCCTCTGGTCTTCACCCTAGGTATTCTGATTATTACATCAGGACTGTGCGTGGCGATATCAAAGACCCGATGACTGCTTTCCTGAAGTCTACGGGTGTTCCATGGGAGCCTGAAAGGGCTCATCCTGAGGATGTCGTAGTCTTCTCATTCCCGATGAAGTCACCTGAAGGTTCAGTAATTCGTGGTGAACAAACGGCAATCGATCAGTTAGAATACTGGAAGTACATACAGAGTGAGTGGTGTGAACACAAACCTTCAGCCACGATTTATGTAAAAGAAAGTGAATGGCCGGAAGTCGCTGGTTGGGTCTATAAGAACTTCGATTTGATCTCTGGACTTTCATTCTTACCCTTCGAAGACCACGTATATGAACAGGCACCTTACCAACCTTGTACCAAAGAACAGTATGAGGAAGCCAAATCCAAGATGCCTACAGAAATTGATTGGAGTAAGCTGTCAGAGTATGAATTAGTAGATAGTACGGTCGGTATGCAGACGCTTGCATGTTCTTCTGATGGTTGCGAAATTGTGGATATAACAAGGTAAAAAAGAATGAAAGATATCACACTCGAAGTCTTCTCCGATCTTGATGACGCACTACTTTGGATGGAAAATGAACTCTTCGCACATGAATTGACACACCCAGATATCAAAGCAGAAATCTCTCTAATCGACGGTAAATGGAGAGTGGGTATCATTCTAAATGACCGTCAATATGAATTCAAATTTAAAGAAAGTGTATAATGGCTCCTAAGTACACAATGGAACCTAGAATAAAAGACACCGTGCCGGAAGGCTTGAAGGTGCATAAGAAGTGGGAATACACACAGGAGAATGTTGGTGGTTCACCTAACGTCCTTAACCAGTTTGGTGAGCAGGGTTGGGAAGTCGTCAACATCGAACGTGGTTGGGTCCTCTTTAAACGCGAAAAACTAGACGTCCAAGAACAAAAAGAAGAAGTAAATGACGGAAACACCTGAAACTGAACAACCAAAAGATATGAAGTATGACGCTGGAAAGCCTCTGGCCCACATTATCTTTGAAGACTTCCCCTTGGCTCTTAAAGAGGTTGTCAAAGTCGCTACGTTCGGTGCCAAGAAATATTCTCGATCTTCATGGAAGACCGTACCTAACGCCGTTGTGCGGTATGCAGATGCTAAGGCACGACACTTCCTCGACGCAGCAGCAGGAATTGAACTCGATGAAGAGTCCAAGCTAGACCACCTTGCCCATGAGGCTTGGAATGCTCTAGCCACTCTTCAACTGAGACTAGAAGAGAAGGTTAAAACCAAACTATGATCATAGCCCTCGATTGGGATAATACTTTTACCCGGGATCAAGACGGTTGGCAAGACTTTATTCTAGGCATGAAAGCACGAGGACATAAAATCTGGATCGTAACTGCTCGTGGGGAGGATACACCAATCGAGATGACTCCTGAGGGATTGTCTGGTATCGTCTATTGTAATTACCGAGCAAAGATGAGAGTGACAGAACTAATGGGTCTGAAGATAGATGTATGGATTGATGATGATCCTGAAATGATTATAGATGGATTTGTAGTATGAATATCGCCCTCGACTACGACAAGACGTATAATTTAGACAAACCCTTTTGGAATAGCTTTATTAGTGATACTCTATTTAAAGGATATAAGGTTTACCTTGTAACGGCTCGTTCCAAAGAACTGGATGCTTTAACAGCAGATCAGTGGGGTTGGCCTGAGTCAGCAGTACCAATTATTTATTGCAATGGTGTGGCAAAGCGGTGGTGCCTTCAGATGCATCATGGGATCAATATCGACATTTGGATCGACGACCGTCCCGATAATATTTTGAATAACTCCAATGCTACTCCGGAGTTTCTAGTCGAGTGGCGCAATTCAGAAGAGTATAGTAGGTGACTATGACTACCCTCCTTGTTTTAGTACTTATTGCTGCCCTTGTAGCAATGCTTTTTACAACAGATGAGTTCTAAAATTTAGGCAATAAAAAACCCCCTTGGAATTAATTTTCCTTGGGGGTTTTCTTTTAGTTTCTATTATTCTTTTTATCAGACTGCATCATGTCTTGAGTCTGTTGGTCTTCGTTGTACTTTTTTACCTGTGATTGCCACTGGTCGAAAGATGTACTGTTGGAGAGTCTTGTTCGGACCGCCCAATTGAACACCATTCTAGATGTCTTAGGGTCACCAAGACCTGAGATACGAACGTTCTTAAGCATTCGCTGTGCTTCCTCTGGGTCAGACCAGAAAGCCTCATTGATTTTCTCAGCTGCTCGTTCAGGTTGTAGATGTTCTACGAGAGCACCAGTCACACCACCAATCTGTGTTCCCAGATGGCTCAAAGGACCGAGAATAAAACCGGTAATCCGGTTCTGTGCACTCTTGACTTCTTTATACGAGACACCCGGTTGAGCGCCCTTAGCTGCCTGTGCAGATCGTCCTAGTTGGGATTGGATCGCCGGATCAGCCAAGTTCTTTACAGCTTCTAGGAGGTCTGGTTTGTCAGCTAGAACCTTATCAGCCACAGACATCAGATGTTGATTGTTCTGTACAGCCTGTGCAGTATTGATGACATTCTTACCTGTATTTGCGTCAGGTGTGCCCTTAAACAACGTGTCTTGGAGTGTCTTACCGAATGCCGCCTGCATACCTTCTTTGGCTACAGGATCATTACTGGCATTGACACGAGATATGACGTCATTCAATTTGGTGGCATTCTCTGGTTGTGAGAAGAGGTCACTAAACGCCTTATATCCGTCGACCTTGGTCTTACCATCTCCAGTAAAGAAGTTACTCAGTCGGTCACCGTAGACTCTCTGTTGGATATCAGAGACGGACTCGTCGTTGGCCTTAATGTCTTGGACGAACTTATCATAAGACTTTCTATTACTTAGGATATCATTCTGAAGCTTATCAAGTTGATTGGCCTGATCGGTCATACCCTTGGCCTTGAACATCTGACGATAGTCATCGATCTTACTGAGAACGACATCTGGCTTGATGTCTTTTAGATCACCAGTCCTAGTCTGTGCTCTCATTGTGTCACCAAGGTCTGCCTTGAAGACATCGATTGCATCACCCTGTGAAGAGCCAAATTCAGGTTTACTGAGTTGATCGATCAAATGAGACACCTTGTTCGGTTGATCCGACTTCAGAGTACTCTCGATCATCTGGTAAGTGTTATCAGCCCTAGTAGGCTCGTCAAAACGATTGACGTAGTTATTAGTCCTGACATCACCGACGACACCAGACTCGACAGGGGACTGTACCGTCTTATAGTAGTCAGCAGCCTTTTGGATTGCTGCGGCACCTTCAGGATTGGTCTTTGCTAGCTCTTCAACCTGTGTATTTACTAGGTTGTCACGTAGGGCAGAGAGCTTGCCAAAGGCATCGCCATTAGTACCCTTGGCTGCGTTGATTGCCAGTCCGAGAGGTTGGCGTAGTTGCTGTAGTTTAGTCAGATCACCTTCTATGAGTTCACCACTCTCAGGGTCAACCTTGACGGCATCCTGTAGTATCTTGACTGCATTTGGTGGTAGATACTGACGTGCACCAACGAGAGCTTCTTCAAACGACTGTGGATCACCTAGAGGTAGACCTTCTGGAATACTCTTCCACTGAGCCTTTCCTGCTTCATCTGTCGCTTTAATACCCTTTTGAAGGTTCTGATCGATCCTAGAAAGAGCAGCATTCTTGTCGTTATACATCGCAGAACCGGGTTCAGCACCCTTAGTAGTCAGGTCACCTGTAGCCTTACCATTCATAATATTGGGGTAGGCTTCATTCAGTTGATTGGCCTGACCCTCTAGTTCATGACCCTTTGCGATCTGTGAACCAACTTCCTGTTGCCCCGATGTCTGTACTGCATTCGTCGCAGCTTGGACACCTTTCGGACCACCCAGAGCTTCATGCGTCTGGGTCAACACATTATTCAGGGCATCCTGTGGGGCTTCAGAAGCCACCCTCGTAGCATCACCGCCTGCTGCATTGCTCATCGCTTGCGCGCGTTTTGTCATTGAGAGGACATCAGGATTGTCTAACTGACCAGTCTTTGCAGCGTATCTAGACAAGGCAGAAGCCGTATCGAGTTTGACTGTCTGTGGGCCTTTCCCTAAACCAGCATCGTACGAAATCGTGCTGTTCTCAGGTTTCATAGCTTCGACACCAAAGCGACGTAGCCTATCCATTTGCTCAGGAGTTCTATCCTTAGCCAGTAGATCATCAAGGATGTTGTCTGTGATCTTCTGCTCATGTAGACTCTGTGAGAACAGAGAACCGACAGGCATCACAAGACCCTTGGTGACTAGAGACAATGTACCTTTGATTATAGGTGCAGTCAACTTGGCACCAGTAGCAATAGCCATGTTGTCAAGAGCAGTGTTATACATATTCGCAAAGCGGTTATGTACGTCACTAGAACTGTTCTCATCCATTCCCTTGAGGAAACGGTCGTAGGCGACAGGGACTTTGAACTCTGCGTTAGGACCAGTAAAGACGTGTCCACCGTTAGATGTCAGACCGACACCAGCACCACCAGCAATAGTAGAGGCAGCCCAAGCAGCTGTCTTATTGACGATAGCCGGTAGTTTAGAGGCAAGAGGACTTAGCGCCTCGACCCCTTCGACACCGGCAGAGAGCTTGTTACCAAGTGCAATACCGGCTGCGATCTGTGTACCTTGATCACCAATCCGTTGTGCCTCACCACGAGGTTGGAACGATGGAAGAGTGTTATCAACAGCCTTATAGACCTTATTCTGGGTACTTTCAGGTACGTCGTTTGTACCGTTAAGTAGTTCCATTCCTAAGGCTGTGGCACCTGTACCGATGTTGTGGGCCGTATTGATGACACCACCAGCAGCACCTTTACTTAGGTCACTGGCCGTCTGGGACACATCATGTTTGTCTTCCTCGGGCGTACCAGCTAAATAGTTAGTCATTGGGTTGTTGTTACCCATCAAATAACCACCGACCTTACCAGCAGCATTTGTCAAACCACTTATAAAGTCGTCATTCTGCCCCGGCTTAGGGACAGGTTGACCATTATAAATGACGTTACCAGCCTTATCCACTTGGGCATTAGGATGGTTTTTATATGAATTGTATACCGCATCTGCCGTTTGATCGTCCATATTCTGGAACATCGTTTTGCTAGGAGGCGGTAGATTTGTCATTGCGAGGTTCTGTTGTCCACCCTGAGGGGTATTCGGATCATAGACCGGAATACTCTCCCAAGGGGATTTAGGAGCAGCAGGAGCCGCCCCTTGCGGGGCAGCCTGAGGGGTATACTGAGGGATATTGTCCCAAACACTTCCTGCCATTTTTACCTCTGTATTGGTGGTTGAGCCTGTTGCGGGCTAGGTGCAGCCTGTTGAGCCTTCAAAAATGCTTTGACATCAGAAACCCTATGGGTTGTACCATCTGGGCTCGCAACAATATTGTCATTACCATTTTGGTCTTTATCTGGGATATTAGCCACATCAGCGGGATCATTGACAGCAATTGCTTTCTGACCATTCTGAAGTGTAATAAGATGAGACTGTGAAGTCGGGTCTTGACGATTGTACTTCTGAAGCTTTGCTAGGACACCGGTTAACTGCTTATCATTTCTGAGGGCAGCGTCGTCTGTAGTCTTGTAGGTATTTGGATCAAGAGACGAATGGTTCAAACCATACATATCTTCACCCTTGTCGTTGACACGCTGCGTCATGTAACCACGGACTTCAGGCGACTTATCGAAGATTGCCTGTTGGTCGGAGTCAAGCTCTTTCTTAAGATTGAGCATAGTATCCGCCATACCTTGCTTGAACGTATCTGGGTTATTAAGCTCAGTGTGCTCACCATAAATCTTAGAAATGAATTCACCGGAGGACATACCACCCGACTGTTTCATTGCCTTCATCATGTGGAGTGCGAAGTTATCACGGTTCAGATCGAACAAGGCAGCCTTAGTACCGAGGTCTTCTTGGGAACCAGAATGTAGGATTTTCTCCTGCTGCTGTTTGACCCAGCTAATACCGCCATCGATTGTACCATTACCACCAACACCAAGGAACTTAGCAACGTTATCAGCCGTAACTGTGGCGTCTGCACCATACTGCTGCATCTTCTTGGCACCTTCAGAGGCCCAACGAGCGAGAACACCGTTCCCTCCGGGTGAGTCTAGGATATCCATCATGTTGTCAGCAGAACGCAGAGCTTCGTTGTACTCTGTCACACGATCCTGATGCTCTTTAAGAGCAGGAGCGATAGCATGTTGAGCAGCGTTCAACTCTTTCTGAGCCTCGACACGATCTTGTACTTCGAAGGCCATTTGGTTTTCGACCTTCTTATTGCCAATTGCAGCATCGTAACGAGTCTGTAGGTTCTTAATAAGAGTGCTGTCACCCTTAGCCTTTGCATCTGCCAGAGCAGTAGCGAGCTTCGGAAGTGTGTCGTACTGATCCAGTTTAGGGTCGATTACAGCACCCGGAGTGAAGTTAATACCCTTCGTACTGACCTGTGTTGGCATAACAGGGGCGCCAATGACATTCTCAATCTGCGAAGGATCGACACCAGCAGCAGCCCCAATACGCTGATTAGCCATATTGACATTTCTCTGGTACTGTCCCTGACGAAGATTATCAAAAAATCCACGGATACCGCCCTGAGGCTGAGGTTGACCCATCTGATCCTGAGTACCACCGAATTGTTGGTCGGGAGACTGAGGCTGTTGAGGACCGACATTGCCGGGTGGTGTAGGATGTTGACCTACGGCAGGGGCCATATTACCGAGTAGTTTAGGATGAGCACCAGCACCTTGACCTTGTGGTCCTGCGTTCTGTTGGGCTGTACCTTGTGGCTGACCATTCATCATTCCAGCGGGTGAACTGCCTGCCTGATCGTTACTCTGGCCTCCAAAAGCCTGATTACTCTGGCCGTATATATCGCCATATTTAGGCATCTGTGGCTGTTGGTAAGCATTCTTATCAATGGTAAAATTACCACGAACTAGGTTATCCCGGATCGTTGCATCGTCGAGACCAGCCTTCTTCCATGCATAGACCTGAGGCCACGCTTCAGGAGGAATAGCCCCACCGACACTCTGAATAAGAGCCTGTGAGTCATTGGCATCCTTGACGTCTTGTGCCTTCTGTTGTATCAACTGTTGACGCTTATCCATAAATAATTGGTAAGACATCTTGAATTGATCTTCACGCATCTGAGCCTGTTGGGCCTGAGCGGCATTGAAGGACTGAGCAAAACTCTCACCGAAACCTTCTGCGAAACTCATGTGTTATTCCTTACTGTCCGAAAAGGTTGCCTTGTGGAGCCGGTGTAGGTGCGATTGATGGAGCGGGACCTAACTGTGGGGGTGTAGGATTAGGTGGAAGACTTGGACCACCAGCAGCCATACCTCCTAAACCAGTCTTAGGAAGACCGGAGGAAGGAGGGGTTTCTGGGGCTGCGTGACCTTCAGCCTGTTGTTCGATGGCTTGGAGGTTGACGTTAAACAACGCCTTACGAGACTCTTTGAAATTGACCTTTTTCATGGCCTTGATATAAGAACTCGTAGGAACTGTACCGGGTTCATTGTAACCCATGTCGATACTCTTGACACCATAGCCTTCACCCATCAGATAGATAATATGGGCAACTGGACCGGCCAGAAGAAGTGCAAAATCGACTGTCCATTTACCTGTTTGAATGCCTTTCATCAAAAGCATGTCGGTAATAGCGCAGACAGTCGTACCCATTTCGAGCATAGTAATGATACCGACACTGATCTCTTTAGACAGCATTTTCTTGTAGATGTCTTCAAGAGCCTGATCGAGATTGTTATGCTGTGGGGGGCGATGCCAAGGAAAGTTCCTAGTATCTCTAAGAAACTCAGCACCGGGAATTTCTCCTCGAAGAACACCTTTACCAGACTTAGGACCACTACTCGGCTGCATCTTGATCCTCCTGATCTACGTAAGGCTCGATGCCGAACGATTTACCCATCTTGTCAAAGTACTTTTTTGTATACTTCGCCTTCTTGCCGCTGCCTTGCGTTTTAAATAACTGCTCAGGCTGTTGTCCATTGAAGTAGGCTTTTACTGACGCACGTAGAGCTTGTGAGAAATCCATTTATTAAACCCTTAAAATAGGTGACCTACGATTGCACCAGCGATAGAACCTAGAACATCACCAATACCCTTAGTCGTAGCAGCTTGCTGCGCACCGTGGTTTTGTAGTGAAATCTGGGCCAATTTGTTGTCACGATCCAACTGATTTTCAGCACTTGTCCAAGTGTCTTGAAGAAGGGCGTCTGATCTAGTCCAAATCTGGTTTAGTGCTTCCTGTTGAATACCAACGAGGTTTTTGACATCTGCGGCAGCTGCTTGGAACTGTTGGTCAGAGTTTGCCTGAGTGACAGTCTGACGCCATTTAGCATTTGAGACGTCAACGTTATACGCCATATTACTGTAGAATTGCTGACGGTTATTTTCTAGGTCAGCATTGAAACGATCTTGTGCGTTAGCCTCAGTCGTATTGAACTGCTGCATCTGGTTATACTGGGATGCATTGTACTGAGAAATCGAAGCGGAAAGATTGTCATAGAATTTGTTCATGTCGTTAGTGCTAGTGGCCGTAAAGAGCCTCTGGGCATTAACAGCATTTTGATCTTGTAGGAGACTCTGGACTTTATCCTGAGTATTAATTATCTCGGCCTGCTGCTCATTGCTGAGGTTAGCAAGGTCCAAATCCATGAAGTTTTTACTGTTTTGAATGGCTGCTGCCATCCTGTTATCAGCGTTTACTTCATCCATCTTTGACAGAACATTGGCCCGATTGATGACCGATGCCTGTTGGTTTGAAAGGTTCTGGAGGGTCAGAGTCTGAAAGAATTGAGCATCTGACTGAGCAATAGGAATGGAAGCTTCCAGCAATGCTTGAGACATTGCAGCCGTCGCGGCTGTGCCCGTCATGCCTGTAAAAGCAGCAATCTTTGCTACTGAACGAGCTGTTGCAGATGCCCACGCAGGGATGACTGCCTCACCATTTGGACCCTGAAACTGTGACTGTAACGCAGCAATTTGGCCCGCTACAGTGGCTTTAGGATCAACTGTATTGAGGTCTTGAGAGGCAAAGTCTTTAAGGGCTTGACCAGTATAGTTGATACTACCGTCGGCATTAGTACCAGTGGCTTCACCCTGCATATCGATCGTACCTGAATTAGGTTGAACGATAGCATTGGGGTCCATAGTACCCTGAGCAGCAGTAGCCTGAGGTACGTTGCCCTGTGTAGTCTGAGCATTATATGTAGCAGCCTGACGAGGATCAACCTGTTGTGCTGTCTGTAGTTGAGCCTGATTTGTCTGTGCGTTATCCGCCGAAGGTTCACCATTATAAGCAGCCTTAGTACCGTCGATATTGGTTCCGGCAGCATTAGGATCAATCGGTGCTAGATTTTTGGAAAGCGTCTCTTGGTTAGTCAGTGCCAAAGAAGGATCAGTAGCAACCTGACCGGAATAGTCAGCGACGTTAATCGTATTTGCTGTGGTAGTCTTACCGGGGGTTACCTGTGGGGAGGCATCGGTAGTAGCACCTGTGCCAGTAGCAGTTGTAGTGGTGGTAGGCGTCGAAGAAGTAGAGGTACCCGTGTTACTGGATGAAGGTTGTGACCCACCAGTAGTGCTCGTAGAACTGGTGTTAGAACCAGTCGTAGTACCGGTTGAGCCTCCGGAAGAACCGCCAGTAACACTAGTTAGAAGTGGGTTTAGATCGGTCATTCTTCACCTTATTTAAAAAACCCTAAGTGGATTTTATCCCAGAGGGCAATGAAACCAACAATACTTCCACCAATGACCCATATCCAAGATGCCTTGATCTTACCTGTGTAAGTCTTAAAAGCTTCCCGCTCTTTGAGTATTTCTTTTAGTATTAAATATTGTGCGCGTGGTAACTTGATTGTAATAAGTTCGTCTTCTTCGAAATCTTCATCACTCATTTTCTTAATATCCTTGCCGTACCACGCACTGTGGTATCTACGAAATAACCACCAATGACAATCCACATCAGTTGATTGAGGTCAGAAGACAAACCGTCGGTCGCACCCCAATGGAGAACTTTGTCCCAAAGGACGAGTTTGTTTATATAAATGACAAAAGGCAGAGCAAAACCGACACGAACCCATCGTTCAATAGGGTCTGACTGTGCTGCCAAAATGGAAGACTTTCGAGCTTCCAAGATAGATATACGTTCATCAGCAGCTATCCTTTCCGCATCATTTGTCGCCGCCAACTTAGCTTGATACGCGGCTGTCAAATCATGAGAGATAGACGTCAAAGGTCCTGATACCAAGCTAAGAAGGAGGCTTAACATATTAGGCTGCCGGTGCTGGTTCGACCGTTGCGTGTGCAGCAACGAGTTTTGCAGTCAGATCGGCAACCTGAGTTTCAGCAGCGGCTAGGTCAGCCTGTGCCTGAGCAAGTGCAGCCTTAGTGGCGTCTGCATCTGCGAGTTCGGTTGCAGTGGCCGCAAGTTTGTCAGAAGCAGCCTTAAGATCGGCTACAATGACGTCAACAGCGGCAGAAAGATTAGTAAAATCTACCAATTTTTTGTTCCTCTTGAAGAAGTTAATTAGTCTTTGGAGCATTAGTATTCACCGTTGCTTCCACTTCGGCCTTGATCTGGTGGTACTTAGTGTCCAACCAGTACCAAGCTTCGGTTCCACTAGCAATTAGAAGACCAAGTCCGGCTTCTAGTGCCATCTGGATATCTGGGTCAGTGCTAAAGGTACTGGCGTCACCCGAGCCGATAAGACCACGAGTCACTAGGATACCAGCACCATAGCGAAGTATAATTCGTGCGATTACTGAGAGCATTTAATTGTTCCACTTTGTGGGATCGTAGCTACTACCAGCAGTATTGTCACTAGGGTAGTCACCAAAATCCTTTAGATTGTCTTTATGGAGCACCCGCTCCTGTGATATTAACAGAGTCTTTAATGCCCATATTTATTGTCCGTATTTGGCTTTTATAAACCATTTGATTGCATTTGCCACGATAGAGAGCCACGATGTAGAAACGGGTACAGGAGGCTCTATAGGGGCAACAGTAGTTACTAGCACTGTGGATGCCGGAGAAGGTTGAACAGGCTGTGGGGTAGGTGTAGGGCTTGCTGCGGGGCTATCCACCCCGTAACCTATATCGAGTAGGAGTTTTTCGTAGGTCTCCGCGTATCCAGCAATTAGTGCAGCCTTATCCATACCGTTAATCTCTCTACGAGAGTCCAGATAGTCGGAGCCTTGAAGTGTCTCATAGTCAGACAACTTCTTACCAGTAAACCAACCTTCGAGCATACCAATTACAAGAATTGGTGCAGCATATTGTGGTTGTAGGAGAAGGCTTGGTTGAGAAATGAAGTCAACACCCAATTTAGCTCCGGCCTTTTTATAGTTGTAATCCCACGTCAACTGGACGTAACCACGTCCATAATAAGGATAGTATTCCTTAGACTTCAGGTATGTAGGACCACCCATTTCAGAGATTGGTTTCATCGTGTGGGCTGTTTCATGGTATGCCGTCGCTAGGACGTAAGCCACCTGATTTCGTAGAAGACCGTGGCTTTTACAAGTATCGATAATTAGTTTAGTATCACCTAGATTTAGGTCCATTTTTCACCTTAAGAAGGACTGAATGATGCGACCGTTCCAGCAGACCAGCCGTTATTTGTGCTAGTACCACCGACAGTCACTGCGTAAGAACCACTGGCAGACATCGGGAAGTCCCATGCGACACTTACGTCGTGTGAGCCTATTAGAGTCGCATCTGGAATGCGTTCAGTCAATGTGGACCAGCCAATAGAACTAGAACCCAATGAGCTATTCTGGACTACACCTAAAGTCAGTCCCTTAGCTGGAATTGCAATATTTGGAGAAGGACTGCCTGAACCTAACGAGGTGTCTGATGCAAATGCCGACCCCATGTTGTACCCACTGACACTCAAGACATAAAAACTACCCTGATTGCTCGTTCCTGTGCCGCTTAACGTTACAGTACCTGAAGTTCCTGTTGGCTGGCCGACGAAAATTGCAACACCTGTCGCATGTGTCGTTCCATCACCAGTCGATGTTCTACTAATAATAGTAGCCGGAGAACCACTAATTGTAGCAGCGAAAGTTCCTGTATAAGTAAAAGTCGAGTCACCACCGAGACCTATGACTACGATCCACCGTCCCGGAAATGCAGGACCATAGTTCGCAGTTGCGGACAGCGATGTACTTGTGTGGACAAGAGTTACACCGGGTGGGGGTTTGGATAATGCCGAGAGTATACAACCAGTCATTCCGGGTAGCATTAACCGACTCCGTTTACTAGTGAACCGAAGATAAAGGTTGAACTGATTACTTGGTAGAACAGGAGGTCAGTGGCGTTTGCAGTAGTCGTCAATGTCGGGGCTGTTGCAGAAGCAAACTTCCAGTTCGTCCCAAAAGCAATAGTCCTAGAACCAGTAGCATCCTGCACAAGCCTGATGACACCGGTCTGGCCTACTTTAGGGTTAGTAGGGTTAGCGAGTGTCAGGTTACCAGTCAGCGTGATCACCGTGTTGAGAAATGTACTCATGTCCAAAGCGACTGAAGCAGCGTAAGTCGTAGTTACTTCAGCAGCAGATGCCCATGTCTGGTCTACAACAAGTGCTTTAGTCGTGTCAGTGCCCGTCCTAAAGACGGCAGCGGTAGCGAACTGTGAGACACCGATATAAGAAGTCGTGGCCTGTTGCTTCAGAGCATCGAAGGCAGCTAGAGCAGTCGTTTGACCAGTACCACCACCAGCAATGCTGATTGTGCCGACACTAGAAATTAACTGTATAGTACTACCGTTGATCTGTGCGAAGACCCCACTAGTTGTCGTCCATACGTCACCGTTGACAGGTGAGGAAGGCGCAGCACCATGCGGAAGTCTGAAGTTTGCACTTCCAGAGGCAGAAGCAGTAGTCAGGATTTTGCCTGAAGTACTAGTCAGTGCTGTAAACGTACCCGCCGCAGGAGTCGTCCCACCTATGACCATACCATCTATAGTACCACCTGTAAGTGTGGCAGACGCTGTAGTGAGGCTGCTTAGTGTAGCGAGACCAGTTGACTGAAGTGTAGTGAACTTACCAGCGACGGCAGTCGTACCACCAATAACCATGTTATCAATCGTACCACCGGTTCCCGTAATAGAGTTGCTAGTGATACCACCAGAAGTCCAAGTTCCTGAGAACGAACCGCTATAAGTCCCGCTTGTGAACGTACCACTACTAAAGGTACCACCTGTTACCGTCTTGCCTGAGAATGTCAGACTAGAAGGAAGACTAAGTGAAGGATTAGCAGCGACACCATCACCATTAGTAACTGTGATTTCATTAGCAGTGCCAGTGATTGTACGACCAACAAAAGTGTTAGTAGCGGTTTGAGTAAGAAGACCATTACTGTTGTAGCTAGAGAAAGCCGCAAGAGTCGACGAATAAGCTTGGACATTGGTACCGGGCACCAGAGCTAGAGTGGTCTGCATCGCTGCCGTTGTACTACCCGCGACGAGGGATTGTGCGAGAGCAGTAAATGAAATCATCGAGAAGGTAGAGACACCAGTCGCCAAAATAATCTGGTTAGCAGCAGTCGTCAGGGCACCAATGGCAGTGTCGTTAGCCGAGTACTTACCCATACGAACCCAGACAGCATTACCTGTCGTTGCACTCATACAGACATACTGGATGTTGTTAGTTGTGTCGAACCACCAAGAACCTACGGCGTAACTCTGTGTCGTGTCTGAGTTGACCGTAGGAGCGGTCGTCGCAGAGGTATTATGTATACCAGCAACACCACCATTCGCCACTGGGAGAATGCCAGTAATACTGGTCGTAAGAATAATCTTAGGACCATTACCGACGTTCCCGTCATGGACGTGTCCAGAACTGCCGTTAAAAGCAGACTGAAGTTGGTTATACTCGTTGTTGATATCAACAGCTTGGACAATGGCCCCATTGACAATGTTGGCAGCGGATTGTCTTGTGTAACCAGTCATTAATTGGTTCCTTTATTTACGACCGTCCACTGCAAAATTGACAGCGACTGCTTGGATAGAATAGGGTGAACTGACATCAGATGTACTGAATGTGAATTTTTGTGAGAATCCACTACCCTCTAAATTAGTAAAGGTAATGGGGAGAGGTGCGACTGCGTAAGTGTCTGTACCGTAAACCGCCGTACCGTAGACAGCACCTGATAGATTGTCTGCGAGAGCGTATGTACTAGGGTTGAAGACGTCTGATCTGTCCCAGTCATATTGGAGAGCTACGTTTAACTGTAGATTGCCTTCTGCGAAGACAAAGACATTGGCCTTATGGAGTGTCTTACGGACAAATACATCACCGTAGTCTAGGTAAGGTGTGCTGTAGATGGCTGTAATATTCGAACCATTAAAACTATTACCCGACTCCTGTCTGTAGACGACACCATCGAAGTCTCCGTGAAGGACATATTCTTGTGGACCGATGTAACCTGAAGCCGTACAAGAAGTTCTAATTCCCTGTAAGAGACCCCATTCCCATACGAAACCGTTGTTATTACCCCAGTAACTGTTCTGGTCTGCCTTACCTCTAAAGCCGCCGATGATACCAGTATTGACGTCCGATGTAACGTTAGGGTTAGAGAAGAAACAACGTACTTGAGACTTCCTACGTATGACAACACAGTTGACTGAGTTCAAATCGACACCAGACAAAATCTGATTAGTGACATCAAACTGAATGGCCTTACTCTGAGAAGCCAATTCGACATCACCAATACGATCAGTACCGGCGACGTTTCTAAAGCCGTCTTCTGCGAGATATAAGAGGTCACCGTTGATTTCTACGACTGAGTCTGGGCATAGACACCCGACTTCTGTAGCTACATCGTTGATGACAAAGTTAGTTCCTGAAACAGAAATCTTCTTAATTCGTGTTTTACCGAAGACGAAGAGGTCTTCACGAAATGGTTTGATTGCTACGACATCCATTCCTGCATTTATCTGTCCAGCACCGGATGCAGCGGTCCAATCGTAGTCAGAGTTAGGAGCAGAGTAAGCAACGATCTGAGGGTTAGTAGGATCACCAGCCACAAAGATACTTTGCTTGAACATGGTGACGTACTTAGGTGACGTCAGAGCCTGATTACCACCCGCCTGAGCGAAAGAACCTCCTGTGTGGGCTGATGTAACCGCTGCGAAGTTTGTCTGATCCCACAGTGTAGGTGGATTGATACCATCTACCATGATCATATGGGCAGTACCGTTAAAATTATACCAAGCGAAGCGGCATTTATCGATATTTACGGTGGTAAGTGTAAGTCCTGTAGTAAACTTGGACCAAGCACCTCCTGAAACCCATTTATAGATCGAATAAGTAGTTCCCGGATTGTCTTGACGTGTGGCAATGATTGTCGAACCGTTGAAAATAGTGACACCAAGAACTTTGCCCTGTGCACCTGTACCACCTACAGCAGGATTTGATGGTTCTAACTGAGAATAACCATTAATTCGACGGTATCCACCATACAAAGAGGGTTCGAAATTGACTAGAGTGGTCGCCATACCGGGTTTAGTATCTGCGAGATACACCACATTTTGGTTGGAGTTCAGACCTCCTTCACAGACGACCTTATAAGTCTGAAGTTTCTCCATTTGAGGCATTCGTCAATTCTCCGAATTGCTTGATTGATCTTCGATCATGAAAGGGTTACATTCCTTTCCAAACCCAAGAATTGTGATTTCCACCACCAAAGTTGACCCTACCATCGTATAGATGCTCAGGATTTGGCAGATAAGTCCTAGTCATGTCGTCTAGACCGTCTTTAAAAGTCTTTTCCATCGCAGTAGCACCATCGTTGTTCTCTCTGAAGAGGTTCATAATGGCTAGAGCACCATCTACTATGACGTAATCAAACTTACTAGGAATAGTAGGTTGATCTGTGTAGATCGATAAGTCAGTAGGTGTCGAGTAGTACCGATACTTTACTGTATAAGCTTTGTCTGGAACAGGTGAGATACCGAAGCCAGCACCATGAGACGGGAAGACATACTCAGGGGCACGTAAACCAGTTCCGAGGTTGTCGTAGTCTTCGTCCCGAAAGTAACTATACCACTGTTCGCGCTCTATATTGCGTAGCTGACGATAAGTAACGCCTAGTGTGTCGTCCTTCTGTAGTTGGAAAGAGAGCCAATCGGCTTCTGCGAACTGTGAAGGCCATGCGTATTCATTGACGCCGATAGTCAAAAGCTGTGTGTGTTCGACGGCATTAAACGGCCAGTCGTTACGGACACCATTGATACGACGGCAAGTGTCGACGACAGCATCTTTTGCCAATGCTTGAATATTTGCAGCAGAAGCAAAGTTACTAGCCGTCATCTGAACTTCGTTGACGCGTCGTAGAACTCGGTTTGTTAGATCAAGGAATTGGGTGGGCATGGGTCTACATCGACTCCGTACGGTGAACCGGCTAAATCTGAGGAAGTTGTGCTATAGAGTGTACCACCAGACCCCATTGTGTAGGTCATTATAGTACCGGAAGTAGTTGATGTCGTACTGAATAGAGTACCACCAGAACCAGAGTCAGTCGTATAGGGAGAACCTGTGACGCCAGACGTAAATTCGTAGGGTGAAACTATAGGACATGATAGGGTCAGACCAGTAAAGGTGACAGTCGTAGCGCCGAGAAGCTTACCAGTCCCATGTATATTACTAGAACCAGAAAATATGAAGTTTGCATTCGAACTTATGTTGACGAAAGCATGTAGAAAACCAGTAGCGGTGAAGACTAGAGAACTAGAATTCGATAACTTACCCGTACCACGTATCGTGACAGTCGATGAGAAAAGGAATGTCGAGGCATTCGATAACTTACCGGTTGCATGAAGTGTAGTATTCCCTGTAAAAGGGAAAGTCGCAGCATTTACTAGTTTGCCAGAAGCGTGGTTTGTCACGGCATTGGTAAACGTAAGGCTCGACGCACCGGGTTGGTTTTCCATCAATATACTTCCAGAAGAGTCTTCTAGGAGTATATGTCCCGAGCCGTCTTCTAGTAGTATATAATTCGCCATCAGAGAGGTGCCAGTATTACAGTTGGGTCTAGATTAAGGGCTTTTACAAATGCTACGGCATCCGGATCATCACACTCGACATCTGGTTTGTCGGGGGCGAACCACCTAGCAAATAGAATAGGCTGTGAAGTCAGTCCTTGGTATGCTTGGACCATCATGTTAGCTGCAATTATACGAGCCATGACAACCGATTTAGGTATTGTTGTCACAGGGGGATTAATAACGACAGGTGGACTTGAGAACACACCATTCGTATAAGTCCCGCCTATGAAACAAGGCTCGACGGCTTCGACGATAGTCATTTCCGGAAGCGTAAAACTAGTGTCTATCGCTTCAATGATGTTGACAACAGTTCCTGTACTATCTATAACTGCTAGACGCATTACTTGAACTCCAAAATGAGAACTACGCCAGCGGCACCAGCACCACCTGTACTGTTAGAACCAGCGCCAGCACCACCACCGCCAGCACCGTAAGCGTTGGCTGCGTTACCAGTCGTGTTGTTGCGGATACCGTCTCCACCTCCACCCCAGAAACTACCACCACCTGTACCTCCTAAGAAGGAGGTCACCGAGGTAATACCAAGGGCTGGTCCACCGTCAGCACCTGTAATTGCAAGTGTACTTCCGGCTGTCGTAGAACCACCAGAACCACCAGCAGAGCCTGTACCAGTTCCCGCTAAACCTCCACCGCCACCGGCAGCAGTAATTGTTCCAAGTGATGTCGTACCGCCAGCATTACCAGTACCAGTTGAAACACCAGTTCCACCAGCACCAATCGTAACTGTCAGAGTACTAGGTGTGATGTAGGCTATATTAGTTGCCCCTGCTCCACCACCACCAGCGGCAGTATTCGAAGCGCCACCACCTCCTGCTCCACCACCACCTGTGACGATAGCTAGAGCTTTAGCAGCACCAGCAGTCGGAGTGTAAGTCCCAGAAGCGGTAAAGGCTTGGACACCCACTAGGACACCGGCTGTAATACCTCCTGCGATAGCAGTGGTGACAAAAGCTGTCGTTGCGATCTGAGTAGTATTAGTGCCAGCAGTTGCGGTAGGAGCAGCAGGGGTACCTGTAAAGGTGGGCGAGGCTAGAGGTGCGTAGTTCTGAGTGACACCGTTGATACGACCAAATAGTCCACCAGCTGAAGTCGTCCAAAGATCACCGTTGACAGGTGCTGTAGGAGCCGCCCCATGGGGGAGGTTAAAACCAGAGGTGCCAGTTGCAGAAGCTACTGTAGTCAGTAACCCTGTCAAAGTGTCACCACTGGTATTGACATATCGTGTATCAAATAGAGCAGTCGTGTATGACTTATTGACGCCTAGGGTTTCTCCTGCGAGAACCATGCTTGTCAAGTCAGAGGCGACTGTCATCGCAGAGATTTTAGTATCAGCCATAGTGACTCCAATTAGTCAGCAGTAATAGTCAAATCCCCGGTGTTGTAGTTAGGGGTAATGCCGTTTGAGACGGCCAAAGATGATGTCAGAGCACCAGAAAATAGAAGAGTACCAGTACCAGAAGATGCAAGACCGACACCAAAGAAGGTCAGAGTGTTAGAGCCACCGGTACAAAGGGGAAATGTGATGTTAGCTGCGTTAGAAACTGTAGCTGTAGTAGAGCCAGAGACCGTCCAACCACCCGTAGTTCTGGCGACAGAGACACGAGCGTAGCCTGTATACGTGGCTTCTGAGGATGTCTGGTTACCAGTCTTGGTGGGATCAGCAGTATGTAGGGAGACGTAGAGGACCGTAGCAGGACTTGTCGCTGTATTATCAGCAATACTGGCCCAGTTGGTCGCATTGAAAATCAGTTTGAGTACGTTGGTATCAAGACCATTAGAGCCAGCAGCCATTAGCCAATCTTCCAGTTAGTACCGTCAGAATAGACGGGGACTTTGTTAGAACCACTACCAGAGACAGTACTAGCAAACGTAGTAGCCGTGGCATCAGAGACGAAAGCACGGGCACCAGCACCAGCCGTAGCTGCTGAAGGAAGACCCGCTACAGTAGTAGGGATCATAGGCAGATAAGGAAAAGATGTGTCCTTACCAGTACCTTTATTCAGGACGAGAGCGTCCGTAAAATTGAGACGATTTGACATCAAAGTTCCTTAAGTTGTCATTGCTTGCATAGCAGCATCAGAGAATGTTAGATTAGCAGTAATCTTAAATCTTTCTGTCCAACCATTCAAAGGAATAGTAGCACCGCCGTTATTACCCAGGACAAAGTGTGTAGCTGATGGAGACATCGCACCACCAGTTCTCGTATAGACCGTGCCGGCGTTGACACATAGTTTCATATTACCGGCAGCATCGAGACTTGCGACGACTTTGTTTAACTGACCGTTTGGTTTCCATTCACCACCTGTCGTCGGTAAGTTGACGTTTGCCGCGAAATTAACGTTATTGCCCGTTGTCAGCTGACAGTTTGTAACACCATCAGAAATCCACAGACCACCACTGTCAGTTACATAGTTGTAACCTTGCCAGTAGGCACAGTATGGCCCTTTAATAATAGGATAAAGGGGGCCGGCGTCAGTATTCAACGCCCAAGGAACTTCGTGAAAGATCGAGCCCGGGTTACTAGAAGTAATAGTTACGAAATGATGACCGGAAATATTGGCACCAGTGATTGTTCCATGACACATAACTAGATCGACAGCGATAGCATCACCAGACGTCGCTAGACGAAAACCATACACCGGGTTGGTAACACTAGCTTGTGAGATTACGCAGAGAGCATACGCACCAGAACCGGGAGTAATAGTCTGCCAAGTAGTCCCACCGTCAAGCGTCATTTGGACTGTGCCTGTACCAGTAACCCGCTTGACCCAAGCTTCTAAGATACGAGTATTCACGGTAGCTGTGGTCGTTTGAAGCAACGTCGCGTTAGCACCAGCAGCTGTAAGAAGAGTAGCAGCATTGGCTGTACCATCTACACCGGTCTGGGTCTTAGCCGTTGTCATCGTAGTGGCTACCCAGACGGCATTCGTCAAGTCACGGTTCCAAAGACCAAGAGTACCGACGTTAGGAAAGCCCGGAGTACCTTTACTAGACCGACGCATACCAGCAGCAGCAGTAGAGACCACGCTAATCATACTAGCGTCAGGAATAAAAGCCGCCTGAGAAACACCAGAGTCACGGAAGAAACGCCCATCGTTGCTATTGTTTCCGTAAGTCTGGAAACCACCAACTACGACGTTATTGACGAAATCGATATCATAAATAAAGTCTGTAGGGTAGCCGGGTCCATGACCAACACCAGTCCCTACACTTAAAGAATTTCGAGTTCTAGTATAGGGATTAGTCCACATTAGGTAAACTCCGTCATATTTGCTTGGCCGTTAGCGGATGCCCAGATACCCGAGACAGCACCAGTAAAACCGTAAGGCACTTCATAATAGCCGTTAGCTGGAATTTGGACTGAGTGGGCAGTTGTTGCAGTTGCTGTACCACCACCTAGTAGGATATATAGAATAGCCGTACTGGTGTTCTGTATAGCTAGACCACGACGCTGTGCATTAGCAGCAATAAGTGAGACAGAAGAAGCAGACGAGGCGACAGAAGTCTGTGTCGCAGCATTACTCGTACGAAGTGTAGTTTCAGACATCTTGTTTCCTGTTCTGAGAGAATTAGTGGCTACGACTGAGCGTAGCGAAAAAGTACCTAGGGGTTTTTAGGCCCCTAGGATTTTAGGTAGATTACGAACCAACCTGTGCGATACCGACGTTGTTACCGAGTGGCGAGACATCCATGATCAGCGCCCAGACGCGGATAACACCGGTCGAGAGAGTGCCAGTCATAGTGGAGAGAGTCACGTCAACAGAACCAGCGGTAGCACCGAAGTTGTTGTAAGCCGCAACAGCGGTAGAGTAGGCACCGGCAGCACCACCCTGAATGTCAAAGCCAGAGGCCCAAGCCGAAGCAGAGCCGACATAACCAACACCAATGGTGCAAGTCGTGGAGTTAACAGGGGTGACGATTGAGGCACCAGCCGCAAGGACAATGCACCCAACCGGGACGTTAAGAGCCTTGATGACGTCTGAGGCAGCAAGGGCAGAGCCCTTAGCGGTCAGAGCAGCAGCAAAGTCAATCTTAGCATCCAGCATTACTGGCTGGCGGGCGTCGCCGTTGCGCGAGGGGATACCAGAGGTACCCCCAACGAGTAGTGAAGAAATAGTAGCCATATGATCTTAATCCTTTTCTTTAGATTTCTATTAGCCGACGTTCGAGTTCCACCAGACGCGAAGCAGGGCTTCAGGACGGAGGATTTTACGACCGTAGAGGTTCATACCACGGACGATATCAGCGAAGGAGTTAGGATCACGATACTTTTCCGTCTTGTCGATCTGCTGTGCAGCGGCAAGAGCCGAGTCCTGACCAGCGAGAATGACACCATAGTTCGAGGTAGAACCAGAAGTAGCAGCAGTGCCGGGACCAGTACCAACCTTTGGAAGGTTGTTTGACTCGTAGACACGGAAGCCACGGATATTGGTGTGGATTAGACGGTTAGTGTATAGCTGACCACCAGCATTCTGATTGGTAGCAAAGTCGTTGTTCACGTACTTGCTATTCTCATCGAGCAAGAGCTCTTTGAAGACTGGATCAACTACAACCCAACGACCATCTGGATCGACGTTATTGATGTCGAGTAGGCGGTTAAAGCGGTTAAGCAGCTGTAGCGGAGTGATGTCGAACGTACCAGCAGTACCAATCGCGACCGAAGTCGTAGCACCGCCACCAGAGATAAAGCTGGCGCGGGTCAATTTGTTGGCAGAAAGTAGTTCATCAGTACCGGCAAGCGTGTTAGCATTCGTACCCGAAGCAGTGCTGTTGACAGTCCAAAGACCGGTAGTTGCACTGTAGGTATAACCCGAAGCGTAAGCGAGGACGTTAAGATCGTACTGGTCGGCCATTTTATAGGCGGCACGGTTAGTAGCGAGTTCCATCCAGTTTACATGGGCCTGCTGAATTTCGATGTCATCCAGTTTGAAGGCAAAGTAGTTCGCCTGATCAACAGTCAGAATGAAATCAGTATCAGTTAGGTCCTGAGGGGTGATCTGCGTACCACGACGGTAGGCATTGACCACAATTTCAGGCTCTTTCAGAATACGGACAGAGTCACCGAAGTTAGCAATTTCACCGAAGTATTCCGAGTTCGTAATGTCCTGCGCGACGGCAGTCTTACGGAAAGCCTTCTGGGCCTTCTTCGAAAAGAGAGTCGGTGAGAATACACCATTGGGTAGGTTGTTGTAGTTAGCCGCTGTTGGGAAAGTATACGGAGCACTCATAATTAATTATCCTTAGTTTTGTTAATTTTGTCGATGTTTTGACTAATCAAACAAAAGCAAAGAGGCTAATCACACAGAGTGTCTAACGGGTAATTATGCCGTTAGGGTCTAGGTCTTAGGTATTCTTTCTTTATGCAGATAGTGTTACGTTGCTTTAAAAGGTGTCTTCGTAGAAGGGCTTTAACGGGCAGCGCCAGAGATGTCATAGAACGCAGGGTTTTTGGCCGCTTCGTCAATTTCATCAGAGAATTTATCGTAGTCTCTCGAAGACAACTTCTGTACTTTACTCTCGGTCCACTTGAGACTAGTTTCAGTAGAAGGGGCTTCTGAGCGTGAAGGACGTACGGCTTGGGCCGAGGGAGCGACCTCCCGGGTTGCAGGCTTTGTGACCTTCTTAGTATCAGCCTTGTACAAATCGACAGCGCGAATTGCAGCTAATGCATCTAGACTGTTCCTGTATAGAGCGTCGTAGATGTACCGTGGCTGTTTTTCAAGCCAATCCTGATATTCCTGAGTCTGTTGGATTTCAGGGAAATCTGAATGGGCTTCAATAAACTGTTTGTATGCGGCTTTCTCAGCCGACTCCCGTTCTCTTTTCTCGACGGCAACCAGTCGATCGTCGATGTCTTTCTTAGCCTCAGCGGCTGTCTTCATCGCAATCGTCTGAACGATCTTACCAACATCAGGGAAACGTTCCAGCCAATCGTTGATTTCATCTTCGGATTTGGGGAACTCAATCTGCTTTGCAGTACTAGCCTGTAGCTGACGTAGAAGGTCTGCTTTTTCTTTATTCCAATCGTCTTCCTTCTTCTGAAGATGAGAGCGTAGGTCACCATAACGCTTCTTGAACGTCTTTTCTTCTGGCGTCTCTGGCTCTAGTTCATCTTCGACAGGAACCTGATTGGACTTTTCAATTGCCTCGATTTCATCATCGAGTTCTTTTTCACGAGCAAAGGTACGGTATTTATTTACAGTATTCATTATTCTTTTCTTTTTAGGGGCCTAGTAGCCATTGAAGGGGGTAGGGTAGTCCTTAGTAAGTATCACCACCGGCAGAATATCCACCTCCACCACCGCCAGTGCCGGGACCGCGCCCGTTAGGAGAACCGGATGAACCGAAACCTCCACCACTGTCGTTAGAAGCGAAGCCGCCACTTCCGTATGAACCGGAGCCGGGGGCGGCAGTATGAGAACCACCATCACTCCAACTAGAACCACCACCTCCATAAGTACCGGGGCGAGTTCCTGCGTTGGCATCCGCCCATGAGCCACCATAAGAAGTAGACATATTGTCTACCGTACTTGTAGAAGATGGGGCAGAAGGGAAGGAGTCTGGTGATGCATAAGTTGGGTTCGATGGAGAGAACATGTTGTCAAAAAATGACGCGACACTATTCTTAAACCGACCTAACATAGTTGTGTGAGCCGGGCTGTAATCCTGATTATTGAACGCCTGATTATTGGCAGCCAGTTGGTCAGGTGGTGTAAGTGAGATTTTTTGGTTAGCGAGTGCAGCCCTTGTGACTGCCTCGGCAGGTGTCAGGTTTGTCTGCCCTGTAGGAGAGAGAGCTTCAAAACCAACATGGTAACTGTTGTCACCAATATTGACGTTGGCAACCTGACCCTGATTACCGTTTAATGCCGCTCCTGCATTATCCATAAAGGATTGGTTGGGAGCAAGCCCCATCATTGCGCGAGCATCTTGTACGGCATTCATATTGTTTAGATTGACACCTAGGTTAGCTGCTTTAGCGGCCAACCCGATCATGCCCGGAGCGTATGACGCGTAAGACATCACGTCTGGTTTAGAATAGTAGCCGAAGTTATTGCTGGCATTTCTAGCCATCGCACGACCAGCAGCTGTATCACCACCAACCCCACCATCGGCACCCCTCATTCCATTACCACCGAATGAGTTGGGATTTATTACTTTCTGTGCCGTTGTAGGTTTGGGTGGAGTGTTATCCTTTTTAGGATTTAACCCCAGATTGTCTAAATTCTGGATGTAAGAACCTTGGTCTTCTATCGTGTAACCATTGGTATTCGATAGAGGGACACCGGTATTCGCATCTACCATTACAATCTTGGTAGTACCGTCAGGTTGTTTCTGTAGGACTCTTCGGGCCATCTTCTCGGTAGGAGAAGGAACATTATTGATGGCATTAATGACTGGATTTTTAGATTGTGTTGTCATAGTCCGCCATAACCTCCGGCACCATTACTTCTAGTTCCGGCACCACCACCACCGGTATCACCATTTTCATCGCCTCCGTCCGAAGACTGCCCTCCGTAACCGCCACCACCGTAACCCATGCCACCTAGGCCAGAGCCACGTCCATTGCCGTTACCTGAGCTTGAGGAGTAACCTCCGCTTCCCGAAGAACTTCCACCATAACCCGCTCCAGATGATCCACGACCATTTCCATTGCCGGAGTTTGAAGAGTAACCTCCGCCTCCAAAGTTTGAATTACCGGGACCTCCGTAGCCAGAACCGGAAGAACCCCTTCCGTTACCGTTACCAGAGTTAGAAGAGTACCCACCAGAACCAGAGTCCGAGTTGTCTCCGCCGAAAGCACCACTTGAGTCTCCGATACCACCCGAGTAAACACCACCAGCAAATCCACCCCAACCGGGATCGACTGCCGACTGTCCATAACCATAACCGAAGCCGTTGTTAGGATTGGAGGGATTGTCAAATGGAGAGGCAAAACCACCCCATGCAGCGGAAGGACCGAAGTCAGGTGAGGCTTGGTAGGCACCTAACGAACCAAGATTAGCCATAGTGGCAGAGTAGTTTGCCTGAGCGTCAGGACTCCACTTACTTGGGTTGCTATACATAGGATCAGTACCGAATGTAAAAGGTCCTACGATAGCCGTGTTTTGTAGTCTGCTCAACCATCCGGGCGGAGTGTATCCGGGGAAGGGTTTAGTGTTCGCGTAGTTCGTCAGACTGTAATCAGTCGGAAGATTGAGACCAGTATAATAGTCTTTGATCGTCTGCATCAGTGGGTCTTGGAATTTTGCGAAGTTATTCTTCGACGTATTTAGATTTTTACCGGTATCGAGAGAGTCGTACATACCGGGAGTGACTGACTGATCGACAGAAGACAGGGCTGCACGGTTTTCCATAGTAGTTTGGACGTCAGCGACCTGTTGTCTTGCAGCCGCAGCTACAGAAGGATCAGGAGAAGAAAGATCAGACAAAGTCTTAGGTGTGACTTCACCGGCAATTGCTAGACCGATACGATCGAGTTCAGCCGGTGATCTAGTAACCATACCACGAGCTGCGTTAGCAGCAGGAGTATTAGCAGCGGAAGCAATAGAGCTTCTTTCGGCAGCACTCTGTGGTGTCCCGGCAGATGAAACAGTCTGTTGACCTATATCATTATCCGGAGTGTAGCCACCACCGTAACCTACATCCCCATACATACTTCCGTAGCTGGATTGTGATGGAGTTGAGGGAGCAGAAGGTGAAGGCTCATTACCAATAGCAGGACCAGAATTACTGAAGTAAGCACCAGCACCTCTACCGTTGTTGTTACCTGACTGTGAAGTATATCCACCGAAAGACGAAGCGTCCACAGTGTTACCCATGCCAGCTGGTGTTCCAAAACCTTGTCCAGACACAGAAGAACTAGTCTGTGTGGACTGACCGGGGGAGGTAGCGGTACCACCATAACCACCCCAGTTAGTCGTGTTGTTCGTCCCACCCCATCCGTATCCCTGATCGGCACCATAGGCACCGTTGTTGTTCATATCGTTAGGGCCTGTACTGGCCTGACTTGAGTCTGAACTAGAAGGAGAAGGGGTCGTGTCCTGTGTATTTCCGAAAGACGGAGAACTAGGTTGTGAATAACCCGGAGGATTGTTAGATTGAGCGGGTGTTGAAGGTGTCTGCGTAGGAGTAGAAGGAGCCGAGGGCGGAGCAGGGGCTCTTGTTATTGGACCCGAAGACAACTGTGGGGCTGAAGGAAATGCTCCCGGATGTGCCCTTGAAGGAGCAGATGGAGAGACATTTCTAGTTCCTGCGTTGTTAAATCCCGGACTTTGATTGGCGTCTCTTCCGAGAGAACCAGCAAACTCAGAACCGTTATGATCGTTACTCGCTACCTTTACATCTTTAGATACAGGCTTTTCTGCGTCAGGTGTAGAGACTGAGGCGACCTGTTCAGGAACGTCTTGGACGTCTACGACTTTATAACCAGAAGGATCGTTGACAGGTTGATACGAATAAGCATCAACCAACATGATCCTTGTGTTGCCGGCTGAGTCCCGGACTAGGCGTCTAATAGCGAGAGGCTGTGGTCCGGAACTTGCCGTCATAATTAATAGCGTCCTTCAGTGATTGCTTGGGCATCCTTACGAATGTTTTTAATTTTCTTAAGGGCTGCGATAGAACCTTGAATGTACTTTACTTTTTGGATGTCTTCAGCAAAGTCGAGTGACTTACGTAGCTCGTCGATTTCTAAATCGATAAACTCATGGAAGTCATTTAAAACAGGTTGCGTAAATCCTTGTAGGAGATTATGCGCCAGTGCTTTATTGATGATTATCATTGCTTAATCGAACCACCGTTTGCAGCAGCAGCGTTGGCACTGCCACCCCCTGAGCCTGTATTCCCTGCCGTCTGAGGGGCAGGAGCGTTACCGGGAGCAATATTGCCGCCACCAGTACCAGTCGGATCAGAAGGAGAAGGAGCACCCGCTGCATTTGAACCACCCTGACCGCCTTGACCCTGTGGTTGAATACCCTGTGCTTGGTTCATCTGTCCCATGATAAAGGCTTGTACACCGGCCTCACGAGGATCATTGACCATCTTGTCTGGGTCGAGGTCCAGCGTCTTGGCGAGTTCCCGTAGGAGATAGTCGCGCTTGATGAACGGAGCATCCATTGGATTGCTTGCGATCTGCATGAACTGTAGTAGTTTCTGTCCACGGACTTCGTTACGAAGAAGGGCTTCAGTACCTCTTGCTACTACTTCGACATCACCGATGAACTTCTTATCGAAGTTGAACTGCATATTGAAAGCAAAGAGAGCCTTGCCTAGTGGGACTAGTAGATAGTCATCAACGTTACGAAGAACGCCTTTGATATTCTCATCGGCAGCACCCATAAGCATGGACATACCTGAAGCCGTACGACCTGTACTCTGGATGCCAGAGATACCATGGGCATACGAAGGCATACCTGTGGCTTCATCGGCCAACTGACGTGCCTTGTCAAATAGAAGCATACACTCCTGCGTGACGTTAGGAAACTTAGTAGCAAAGAGTGTTTGACCCGGTTGACCACCTTGACGCCGGAAAATTTTACCGGGGTAGAGTTTCATATCCTGACCGGGTGAAAGCAAAGTCTCATCCAATTCGAAGATGATATTAGAAGAAAGAGCAGCATTATCGATAGCGAGTCGCATAAACCCGTTCATGATAAGCTGAGTGTCTTCCATGTTCTCCGCAATGCCGACACCGAAGAATGAATAAGGGTTCAGTTCGAACGGACAGGCATAGTAGGGGATACGAGCAGGAGTAAACTGGTTAAGGACCAACCGTAGGATTTGGTTATTGGCAATCCAGATGTTCACTTGGACTTCATTACGGTCCTTGAAAGCCTCAGGAATTTCAATACCATGATCTTCAGCAATCTGTTTGTCAAGTAAACCCCAATACTCTAGGACTTCATAACGATCTACCTGATCGACGATGAGGTTATCCTTTAGATCATTTTCCCAATACTTAAACATATAGTGGGTGCCATCGGCAATAGCTGCCTCGATGCTTTCTTTTCTAAAGCCGGGGCGTGAGTTAAGCTTTCGGAGTTCAGAACGAGACATCTTATGACGCTGGATGACAAACTCACACTCTTCCATGTTCCTTGCGTCAGGATCGGGATACATATCCCAGATAGAGACGTGGGAGACGTCAGGAATGAGCCTCTCGATGGGAGCGTAAGTACCGTCTTCAGTCCAGTGAGCATACTCTTTGTTAAGAATGAATGGACCTTTGAAGACACCAGTACCGAAGAGGGAGCAGTCGAAGACAAAACGACGTATGGCCTTGTCTGCATTGCTCTCTTCAAGCTGATCTTGGATAGCCTTCGTCATTAACTCGGCTGCAATACGTGCGGGTTCCCAAGTATAAGACGTAGGAGTAAGTCCCGGACCGTCTTCAAGCTTGTCAGAGACGGGCTTTAAGTCTTTCTTTAGTGGTCCAACCTCATCAAATATGTCCTGACGGGTAAATGTACCGGGTAGACCCTCGTCTTCATCCTGATCGTCTGGCATTTCGGGTGCCTTAGGATCAAAATGGACTGCATCCTTAATTCCCTGTGGATTATTAGTGGGTTCAACACCAATCGGGAACTGATTGTTAGCAAAAAGGACCTGAACAATCTTATTATAAGCCGCAAGGACCTTAGTCTTGGTGATCTTCATGAACGCCTGAGACTTTTCGTCATCAGTGAACTGAACATCAGGTCCGTAGAGACCTCTGTAGTTGTGGTAAGCCAGCAACCACCGTTGTTCATCCCACCGACGTTGGTCTTCCGACCTTTTCATCTTGCCCTTGACGTACTGGACGAGAGAATTTAGCGTCTGGTTCTCATTCTTAGCGGCTTCAGCGTCCTTTGGTTCCTCTAGAGTGAGGACGTTGGGGTTACTTGGAACCGGCATTTCGAGAGAAGAGTTATTTCCGTCTGCAATTGGCATTCAAAGGAACCTTTTAATATCCAAATCTGAGTGAAGCCGGTCGATAAGGCTGTACTATTTGAGGTTTAGAGAACCAATCTGACGCATTCTGCGGTCTAGTTTGAATTCCATAACGGATAGAGTCATAAGCATGGTCGTCTGGGTACTTCTGATCGATATCGTCTGAGTCTTTGTCACTCGGAATGATCGGTAGAGTAGCTATAATATGACGACAAGTGTTGAAAAAGATGATACCGGGTTTGCCGTTTACCTTGTCAACACGTAGAAGTTCATGTAACCTATTCTTAGAGTTCACACGAGAGCCCGGAGTTCTGTCAGACATCCTCCAACGGCATCCGTTTTGGATCATTTCCTCGGCAATCGATGGTCCATTCTGGCCTCTATTGGCCCAAACAGACGAGTCAAGGACGCCGTAGGCGATCTTTTCACCCTTCTCAAGCTCTAGGACACGACGAGCAAGCTCGATACCAGTATGCTTGTTGATGTATAACTCACGGTAGACATAGAGAATACCGGTATGAGGTTCTACGGCATACCAATGGACAGCCGTTGCCTGACGTTCTGAGTAGCCGTAGTCACAAGACCGGAAGCGTAACCAGTGATCGGGTATCTCGAAAGGCTCACACGTATGGATAGACGTCCGGAATTCTGAAAATGCCGCACCGTCAGCCACACTCCAATCTCCTTCTAGGAGACGTCTCCGCTGGTTCTCTTGTAGAGACATCAGGGAGGCTTCGTAGCGACCATCATTATAGAGGTATGGGTTATCGGACAACCGTGCTTGGATGAACTTTCGAAAGAAAAGAGGTTGTCCTTCCTTACCATGTCCTTTAGGATAGCGTAGTTCTTCACCAGTATCGATATCAGTGGCACAGAAAGATGTACCCGGGATGGCAGGATCGACAAACATTCTCTTGACCCAACCGTGTCCCGGACCACCGGGGTTAGTTGTAGCTCTCATATAGAGAGGCAAAGTAGGATCAGTAGTTCTTAGGCGAGAACGAAGATAGTCCCAAGCGAATTGCGTCGGGTGCTGAGTCAATTCGTCAAAGCCGATGTATGTGAATGCCTGTCCCTGATATCGCATGACGTCCTCGTCACGCTCAAGGTAGGTGAACCAAAGATGAGAACCCGACGGGAATGTCCAAGAGGACTTCTGTTGATGGAAGACAGCCTTAGGCCATATCTGTCGATAGAGCTCTTGGGACTTCCAGATTAGTTCACGTAGTTCGTCGTTAGTCCGACGAAGGATCAAACCATTAAAATTAGGGTTGTCGAAGAACCTCATAGGATCGGCAATGAGGGCGTAAGACTTGCCGCCACCGGCCGAGCCACCATATAGGACTTCCATTTCCGAGGCCGCAAAGAATTGTGTCTGCGGACCGGGGTTAGGAACGAACACAGGTTCTAATTCTTCCTTGATCTCTTCGAGACCCTCTAGTGTGTAGTCGAGAGTGACTAGGGGCTTCTTGAGTTCTTCTTGGGTTGCTTTCTGCTCCGCAATAAACCCGGAGAGTTCTGCTTCTTGCCTCTCGATGCGTTTCTGAGTCATCGTCAGTCGCTTTCGGTCTTGGGCAAGCTTATTCTTTTTGATGTAGGCCGACCGTTCTTCTCTTGTCCTGCGACGGCCCTTACTGTTGGCCGGAAGTTTGAATTTAACAGGATGATCGGGGCGTGCCTTGTCATAGACATCACGGATGCCAGTATGACTGATGACTGGAAAGCCCTTCTCTGTAGCGGTCGCATTGAACCACTCAGAGACGAGACGGAGAGAGATACCTGAGTCGAGCTGATCAAAGGCTTCGTCGAAAATCTTGGTCAGAGTTTCTATAGGATAGAAGTACTGCTCAGGACTTTCAGGAACAAGACCTTCATGCTTCGAAGGATCGTATTTCTCAAAGCCGTGGGGCAGACGTTTGGTCTTAAGCCGGGGCTTCCAGTAATCGTTCATTATTTTGTTATTTACCTTACGACCCCATTGCGACGTCTTTAGGGGTTTTCTTATTCATTGATGGGAAGGAAGGTGAATTCTTAGGCTTGCTGTCGTTGTAATCCGTATCGTCGTCTGTATCTAGGAATAGATAGTTACGCTTGATATTCGGACCCGGACAATTGTTGTCGCCCTTGCCTTCCGGTGCATTGATGATACCGCCAAGCTTGCCCAACGTGGGTTCGACAAACTTCGCTGAAGCAATCTTGACCATATTGAATTACTTACCCTTGTTGACGGGGATATTAGCCATACCCTTCTTAGGAGCAAGCTTCGTGCCCTTGGCACCGACTTTGGCCGAGGCAGTAGCCTTGCCACCAGACATCTTCTTAACCATTTTCTGTTTCCTTAGTGTCATTAATATTTGAAGGAACTTCCTTTGCAGGCATAATGAAGAGGCCGCCTGCCGGCACTTTGAGGTCCACACCATCAGTCTTGGGAGCGGACACACCAACTCGGTTCAGGATTTCAGTAGCAGTCTTCATTACTGTTACCGCACCACTCTTAGTAGGATTGGCCATGACGTCGGTTAACTCATGAGCAGCCTTAGGAGCGTTCAAAGCCAAATGGTTTAGTGAGGCATCGATGATCTCTTGACGGAGGGATTTGATTAGATCAGACGCCCTTGTATTCTCTGAATAACCAGCAAGGACTAGGGCCTTCTTGTAGTCGCCCTTGGCTTCGCCTAGTAGATAATCGATGAAGTCCTTCTGTTGCTGGGTCAATTCTCTTGTCTTCTCTACCACATCAGCCTCCTAGGTAACCATTCTTAAATGAACGATTGAAGGAGAGGTCGAATTTACCGGGTGTGACCTGAGAGGTATACCCACGCTTGTTTTTCATACTGGAAAGGCCCTTATCGGCTTGAGGAGCAAGAGCCTTCGAGACAGAGGGTAGTTGCATCGCTGAGGGTGTCTTGGTCTTTAACCCTCTAGGGCGGATTGGATTGGCCATTAGATAACTCCGTCATCGGCAAGGGTACTTCGTACCATAAGGTTTAAACTTTCTAAGGGTTTTGTGAGACCACTGATAAATTGGAAATTGAATTGTTTACAGTCAGGAAAGGACTTCTAATTCCATATGGGTGTCCATAGTCGCTGTAGCAGCATGCCATGCGACATTCCAAGCAAGCGTCTTCCACTGATTACTGTCTAAAGGAGTGGTCTCAGGATGTATAATTACACCTTGTTTTCGATTGACTTGGGTATAAGTCTTGTGGAATACCTGTTGACCTATGGGACCCCACATCTGCCATACATCTTCTGGTATATGGTGGAAATTCCTCAAGTAAATCAACCTCTTAACTTCGTTTAACCTTTAAGACTTTACAGTTCGTTTTTTCTGAAATTATGTATTTGACGTATACGATACCCCCTACCCCCACCATGTCACTCGCCCCACCCTCGGATAAAGTATAGCTGAAGAATAGTTGTCTAGCTGCACAGTCTAGTTGCAAGATGTACTTCACGAATACTTAAACGACAATGGGCCTTAAGTACTTGATACTTCAAGAGGAGTATATTTTAGGGGACGATATTTCGGAGGGTAGTAACGCCAACGTTTTAGACTGTCTATCTTTGTATAGTTTTGTAGCATCGAAGATGCGTGAGGCAACGTAGTTGCTAGACACATACCAAAGGACAGACCTATTCATTGATTACTCTTAGGCCCTAGTCTTTAAGGACATTTACCTAAGTCTTACTGTCAATGTTGGTTGGTCTAGCTGAATTAACTAGTTGATTGTTATTAGGTCTAATATCTAGGTCTTATCTCAACTACTCTTACACGCAGTGTATTCTATACATAGGCAGAATAGAGACTATTGATTGTCTATTCTATTGTGTCAGCTTCACTAACTCTAGCTTGCTTACTCTAGTTGTTATTGTCTTATCTACATATATATTATAACATTATTTGAAAATGTTGTCAAGAACAAAATGAGAACAAACACCTAAAAATCACTAAATAATTTAAATTCTTGAAATAGACCATTCATTCTAACCTAGGATGTGGCTAGAACGAACGTTCCAAGTCGTCTGCGGTCAGCGTTATATCCAAAACACCATAACGTGATTAAGGCCAAATACGACATGTCAAATCACGAATTATTTCCGAGTGTAACACAAATAGAACAAACAGGGATCAAAACGTGAAAAGATTGTATGTGTACAAACGACTTTGTTCAAAGCTGGACAAATTCTACGGTACCTAGCAGGCTCATACAGAGGCACGGACGTTTGGAGGTAATCGGACACCAACTATCAAGAGAACACGCTTCCTAGGGCTTCTACGGCCTTTTTGGAACAAATCATGAACCCACGAAAATTCGTATGTATACAAACGATATCGCCTTGTCCCAAGCTGACTAGGGCTTGCCTGCCT